GACTTAGCTCAAATCATGCAGGTCAGTGGTCACGCAGATCCTGGATCAGTTAAACCTTACCTAGTAAACACATTCAGTGGTGCTAAAAGTGCATTATCTAAGAGGTATAAACTTAATGAAGAACATTAAGAACTACATAGAAGGTCTTGATCTTAAAGAAGGAACACAACATCGTGCTACCTGTCCTTGGTGTGGTGGTAAGAACACATTCACTGCTACAAAGGCGGACGGTACTGTGGTCTATAACTGTTACAAGGTTAGCTGCCAGCTAAAGGGTGCTACCAGTACAGGCATGACAGCAGAGGAGATCATAGGTAGGTTACGCCCACGTACTACATTCGCAAAGGAGGAACAAGAATTGCTTACGTGGCCTGAACATGTTGTCACACCCAGCGCAGAGCACACACTACACACTAAGTTTGTCAAGCGCTGGGACTTAGACTATGAATACTTGATGTATGACGTGAAAGATAGACGTATTGTCTTCCCTATTCGTGACAAGGGTAGATTGATTGACGCAGTAGGACGTGCATTAGATGGGGCTATACCTAAGTGGTATCGCTACTCTGGTATAGCTGATGTATACAAGCGTACAATAGGCAAACCCAGTGGTGTAGTTTTAATAGTTGAGGATGTCATAAGTGCAATCACAGCAGCTAAGCTTTACCCTGGTTTGACAGGCATGGCTATCCTTGGTACATCATTGGGTGCTGCACAAATGCAACACTTGGATGGTTTTTATAGGGTAATCGTAGCGCTCGACCCTGATGCTGCACACAAGACCTTGACATACAAGAGAGAGATAGAGGCATGGACAGGGTTAGACACAAGAGCATTAAGACTTGACGACGACTTGAAGTATAAGGTACACTCTGACATTGTAAAACTTAAGGAGATGTTATGATTAAGGCAACACTGATGGATCACATGGGTAGTGATGTTACTGTGGTTAATGCAGCAAGGGTGTCCTTTGGAAAGAGAACAGATAACACCTACACGACAAACAAGGATGAGAAACTAATCTGGTATCTGGCAGAGCACAAACACATGTCACCCTTTGGGCATTGCTTTGCCAGCTTCCATGTCAAGGCTCCCATCTTTGTGGCACGTCAACTTGTGAAGCATAAATTTTTACGTTGGAATGAGATCAGCAGACGTTATGTTGATTACGAACCAGAGTTCTATGTTCCTGATGTGTGGCGTGGACGTGCAGAAGATAAAAAGCAAGGTAGTGCCGGTGAGGTAAAGAGTAATTTTAGTATTAATTACTATAATCTGGAAGCATTCAAGGCATATGAACAACTGCTGGACGAAGGTGTATGCCCAGAGCAAGCACGTATGGTACTGCCACAATCAACCATGACTGAGTGGTACTGGTCAGGTAGCCTTGACGCCTTCGCTGATATGTGTGTACTTAGATGTGCTTCTGATACACAACAGGAGACACAAGAGGTGGCTAATCAGATCAGTGTAAAGATGCATAAACTATTTCCTGTGTCGTGGATGGCACTGTGTAAAAGGAGAACATGATGAGTAAAGAGGTAGGACTGATAGGCGTAGAACAAGTAGAAGAACACGAAGACGGTGGTGCAACTTACAAGTTTCACATGGATGCACATGCCCGTGGGCTACTGGCAGAGGAAGGCTTGAGGTTAGTGCTCTACTGTGCAGCAGCTAAGATGGATATGCAGTTGGTGTATGACTTCATAGAGGATCACATTAAGTACAACAAGGATGAGAGGTTTGACGAGTATGGAAACTATGGTGAGAATAATCCTCCCGTTTAATTGTAAAGGAAAATAAAATGGTAGAATTAAAAGACCTATTCAAAGAGTTAAAGATGTGGGAAGATAAACTGAAAAGCCCTAGCTTAAAAGAGTATGAACGTAAACTCATTCAGTGTGAGATTGCGTATGTGCAGAAAGAGATACAAGATAAACAATACTATAAACAAAAGCTAAAAGAAAACGCCTAGAAGTATTAAGAGGAGGCACGAACATGATGGAACTAGCATTGATCCGTACTCTTATGGATAAAGAGTTCTATGATAATCACAAAGGCATCCGTTGCCCTGATAAGATATTCACCAAGGATGTGCGTAAGATAAAGCAAACGCTAGACTACGCTATGAATACCTACGAGAAGACTCTGACTCCCTCAGAGCTAGAGGCTTTGTTCTATGCTGGCAATAGTAGTATGACTACAGCTAACAAAGAATCGTATCGTGATTTGTTTCACAAGATAGCTAAGGAGAATCCGCTTAACAAAGAGATAGCCAATGACGTACTGTCTAAGTTATTTCAACAGGTAGTAGGAGAAGAGATAGCCAACCTTGGTTTTGACTATGTGAATGGTACACAGAATACACTAGAGCCGTTGCGTAATCTGATACGTGATTACCAAGATGACTTCATGCCTAACCTTAAGATTGATTGGGATGACATGGACATCAACACCCTGCTTAAAGCTAACGACATTCAGTCACAGTGGAAGTGGAACATATCATCGCTGCGCCGTAAGGTAGAAGGTATTAGTGGTGGGCATTTGGTTGTTGTAGGTGCACGTCCTAACACAGGTAAGACAAGCTTTCATGCTAGCGCTATCGCAGGTCCAGATGGCTTTGCCCATCAAGGTGCTAAGTGCATCATCCTATGTAATGAAGAAAGCTATGAACGTGTAGGTGCAAGATACCTCAGTGCCGCCACAAGCATGAGCATGGAAGAAGTAAAGGCTAACATGGCACAGGCTGGCCTACGCTATGAACCAGTACGTAAGAACATCTTTGTAAAGGATAGCACAGGTAAAGACATGTCATGGGTTGAGGCTGTAGTAAAAGCATACCAGCCTGACATAGTAGTACTAGACATGGGCGACAAGTTCGCTAACAAGACAAGCGATAAGTCTGATGTGTATCTTAAAGAGGCAGCTATATATGCACGTAACATAGCCAAGCAATATAAATGTGCAATCATATGGATGTCACAATTAAGTGCTGTGGCTGAAGGTGTAGTGCGTGTAGATCAGTCTATGCTAGAAGGCAGTAAGACAGGTAAGGCAGCAGAGGCTGACTTGATGATTCTCATCTCTAAGAACAGAGTTGTTGAAGGACAAGATGATGAAGAGAGTAATCAACGCCACCTTAACATTGCTAAGAATAAACTTAAAGGTGGGTGGCATGGTGTAGTACACTGTGAGTTAGACGGTGAGCGGAGTCAGTACCTTGCGTAATGTATTAGATGTAGAGAACACAATCACAAAGCGTGGTGGTAAGACTTTACTAGATCCGTTTGAACCAGGAAACCATTTAGTGCAGGTTGGTATACTTGATGTAGACAACTGGAAGAACGAGAACATCTTTACGTTGGATCATGTAGAGTATAAAGATAATAGCGGTGTGGCAAAGAAGACCATACAAACTATACTAGACATGACTACGCTTCTCATTATGCACAACGCACAGCACGATCTTATGTGGCTGTGGGAGTGTGGCTACAAGTATGACGGTGAGATATACGATACCATGTTAGCAGAATACTTGCTTGTACGTGGACAGAAAGAACCACTAAGCTTAGAGGCGTGTGCTGAACGCAGACAGCTAGACTTTCAGAAGGATGACACACTAAAGAAATACTTTAAAGAAGGGTACAACACAAATGAAATACCTATCAGTGATCTTAGCTTTTATCTTAGGCATGATCTGCTCACAACTCGTGAGTTGTTCATCCATCAAGAGCATGACTTCGCCCAACCAGAGTCAGCCTCACTCCACGCTGTCAGAGAAGTCACCTTCAACACCTGTAAAACCCTCACAAGAATGTACATGTCAGGGTTCAGGGTGGATAACACCGCCCTTGAAGTAGTGCGTAAGGAGTTTGAGAATGAGAAAGCAGAGATTGAAGACAGACTTCAGAGAAAAGTAAGGGAACTTATGGGTTCTACACCTATTAATCTTAACTCGCCTGAACAAATGTCTCAAGTTGTGTTCTCTGTTTCAGTCAACAACAAAAAAGAATGGGTAGATCTGTTCAACTATACAGATACACAAGAAGAATTTAAAGCTGCTGTTAAGGCTAACACTACTATGTTATACCGTACAAAAGCATACACCTGCCCGACCTGCAATGGGGAAGGCAAGACGTATAAACTAAAGAAGGATGGCACACGTTACGCCAGACCTAACAAATGTAAGGACTGTGATGCACGTGGATACCAGCTAAAGAAAACAAATGTAGTTGCTGGTCTATGCTTCGCTGCACCAAGTAAGAAATGGGTGAGCGCAAATGGATTCAGTACAAGTAAGGAAAACCTTGACATACTTATATCAACTGCTAAGAATAATAACATGGATACCGCTGTGGAGTTTCTCACTGATGTTAAAAGGCTTTCTGCTATTTCTGTGTATCTTAGTAGTTTTGTTGATGGTATTTCCATATTCACCAAAGCAAACACAGGAATGCTGCACGTTGGGCTTACCCAGCATATCACCAGTACAGGTAGATTTTCTGGACGCAATCCCAATATGCAAAACATGCCTAGAGGAGGAACCTTTCCAGTAAAGAGAGTATTCGTATCAAGATGGACTAACGGTAAAATAATGGAGGCAGACTTTGCACAACTTGAATTTCGCACGGCAGCGTTCTTGGCCCAAGACGAAACAGCAATGCAGGAAATTGCAACAGGCTTTGATGTACACAGTTACACAGCAAAGGTTATCACAGATGCAGGTGAACCCACGTCTAGGCAAGAAGCAAAGGCACACACCTTCGCTCCTCTCTTTGGGGCGACAGGATACGGTAGATCAAAAGCAGTTGCTGCATACTATGAACACTTCACAGAGAAGTACAAAGGTGTAGCAGCATGGCATAAGAAGCTAGCGAGTGAAGCTATAAGACTAAACAAAATAACTAACGTGAGTGGTAGACAGTACGCTTTTCCTGACGTATCACGTAGATCTAACGGTAGCGTTACACACTTCACTATGATAAAGAATTACCCAGTGCAAGGCTTTGCTACAGGCGATGTAGTTCCTGTCGTGCTGGTTGAAATAGAACGCAGACTTGCAAACATGCAGTCCTGTTTAGTTAACTCTGTGCACGATTCAGTGGTAATAGATGTACACCCTGATGAAGTGGAAGTAGTAGTACAAACTATTAAGGATATGAACGAAGACTTAAACTCTTTAGTTGAAAAGGCTTACGGTGTTACCATGAATGTGCCTCTATTATTAGAAGCAAAATTAGGTAATAATTGGCTTGACATGTCTGACGTTTAGGGTATAACTAATCATCTTTAACTTAAATAAAGGAGTAAGTATGAATACTGAACTAGCAATACAAAATGATCTTGGTATGTCTTTAGCAGAGGCTATTGGTGTAGCAAACATGGGTGGTGAAACAAAGAGCGTATCCCTGCCCCGTGTTAACCTTACCCATAACGGTATCATGGGTAGCATCGAAGTCAACGGCAAGTCTGTAAAGACTGAGGTTGTACCTTTGGGTGCTTACAAGATTACATTATCGGAAGACAATGTAGTGTATAGTGTAAGACCTAACATTCGTATCTTTGCTGTACGTCAACAGTGGAGTAAGTGGAACTCCAATGAAGAGATCATGATGAAGACTGTCATGAGTACAGATCTAAAGGGTGACCTTAAGGATAACATGGGTACGTTTAACTTGGGTAGACCCTCTGGTTATATCCAGGATTGGGATTCTGTAGACGATAAAACTAAGGACTTGATTCGTACAATTAAACGTAAGAAGATTGTCTTTGGTATGTTGACAGCTAATGACTGCACTGATGAAGAGGGCAATCCTGCTGATGCTATCATTGATCCTATTCCGTTTGTGTTTGAAGTTTCACCTTCAAGTACTAAAGCACTAGACACCGCAATAAACACACTGAAACGTAAGAACATCTTACCTATTCAGTACACGTTTATTCTTGGTGCTGACGAAGGCAAGCTACCTAATGGTAATGCATACGCTATAATGACACTGGAAGGTAGTGATTTAGTAGACCTCACCTCTGAAGATCAAACTAACTTGAAGAACTTCATGGAGTACATTGAGTATCAGAACTCTTACATCTTACAGCAGTGGGATGAAAAGAACCAAGGGACTATCTCTGGTGAAGATGCAGATGTGGTTGCTGAGTTTGTAAACGTAGAAGAGGCAGACTAATGAACCATCATGCTGAACTGGCTGTCTACAACTTCCTTGCTCGCGCAGGTAAGGGCGAGACAGAAATGGCTGAAGACATTCGTAAGCAAGTTGCTGCTGATGTTGAGGCTGCACTAGAGAAACAGTTCAGTAGTGGGCCACGTGACAATTTTAAACTTAGGATGTCCAACATTGGGCGTCCTACTTGTCAGTTGTGGTTTGAGAAGAATGAACCTGAAGAGAGAACACCTCTACCTCCACACTTCTTGATCAACATGATTATAGGAGATATTGTAGAGGCTGTCTTTAAGGGGCTTCTTCGTGCTGCTGACGTTGACTTCAAAGATAATGACACAGTTACACTAAAGTTAGGCAGTGGTGTTGAGATCAACGGTGAGTATGACATGGTTATGGATGGCAAAGTGGATGATGTTAAGTCTGCATCTCCTTGGTCATACCAAAATAAGTTTGCTTCTCTAGAAGCACTGGCACAGGGCGATGGCTTTGGGTATATCCCACAGCTAGTAGGCTATGCTGCTGCAGCAGATCTTGATGTCGGTGGCTGGTGGGTAATCAACAAAGGTAATGGTGAGTTCAAGTATGTAGACGCATCAAGTGTAGATACTGATGAAGTACTACAGCGCATCGAAGACACAGTGTCTTACATCAATGAGGACAAGCCTTTCAAGCGTTGCTTCAAATCAGTACCTGAGACATTCTATCGTAAGCCTACAGGCAATCTCAAGCTTGACCCTAACACCTGTGGTTTCTGTTCATTCAAGCATAAGTGTTGGCCTAACTTGCAAACACTACCTGCTGTCAAGTCTACTGCTCAGAATCCACCTATGGTAGACTACGTGTTTGTTGATCCCGCATACTTAGAGGGTGACATTGGCTAAAACAAGGAAACAAAAAGAGAATAGCCATTGCCTTAAGTCGGGCTGTGGCGCTCCTATACCCGAAGGAAAAAGGTCAGATGCAAAGTATTGCTCTGTTACCTGTAGAACAGCAGCAGAGAAGAAAAGATACTGTGATAGAAATCCTGAATACGTAAAAAGACAAAGAAGGTTAGTGAATGAAATAAGGCACAATAGTATCTACGGACATACGGAGTTTCTAGATAACCCTATGAAGAACAAAAGAGATAAATACGCAAGAGCAAGAGCTATGGGTTACCGTTCTGGCTTAGAAGTACAAACAGCTAGATATTTAGATTCTATAGGTGTAAAGTATGGATACGAGAACTTAAAGATAGAATGGGAAGACTTAAAATATAGAACCTACACGCCTGATATAATTTTAATGAATGGAATCATCATTGAAACTAAAGGCAGGTTCTTACCAGAAGACAGACGCAAGCATATAGCTATACAAAGGCAGCACCCTGAGTTAGACATTAGGTTTGTGTTTAGTAATGCAAACTCTAAGCTTTACAAAGGTGCTAAGTCTAGGTACTGTGATTGGTGTGACAAGTATGGCTTTCTGTGGGCGCACCGTGTAATACCTGAACCCTGGCTGAAAGAACACGGCGAAGAAATAAAAGCTAAACGTATATACGTTAAAACAAAAAGGAAAACATGATGGGTTATGAACTACAAGATGATGAGGTTGCTATTATTATACGCCCAAGGGACTACGAAGAAGATTGGAGTGGTGACGTAGCTATTAATTTAGTTTCGTCTAAGGACAGCCCAGTACCTATAGTAGTGATGGCACAGGTAATAAACATAGCTACCATGATGTCAGCTTTTATTGATATAGCTTCTGATAATCCTGATCTATATGACTTAGTTGAAGAACATCGTAACTATCTACTAGGCTTTGACCCGCAAGAAGAAAAAGATGATGATGATGATGGAGAAGAGCTTGAAGTCATACGCAATGGTAATGTATATACATTGAGCAAGTGGAGTAAGACAGAAGGTAACGCATGAAAATAGAACCTAAAATAAGTAAAGACATAGACCCTGTAAACAAGCCTATGCACTATAACCAAGCAGGTATAGAATGTATAGATGCTATTGAAGCCATGACAGAGAATATGTCAGGCTATCTAGCACCGCAAGCAGCTAACGTATTAAAATACATGTGGCGATGCGAGTACAAGAATGGCTTGGAAGATATAGATAAGGCTATCTGGTATCTTAAACGTATGCGTAAGCGCTGGGTGGAGAAGCACAAGTGAAAAAGTTTTACGTATCCTTTTATATTACATTAGAAGAGGACAACACTATCTTGTCCTTGTGTTCTGATACACATGAGGATGACGTACAGGAAGTTATACGTCATATCATATACGACATAGACGATGTTAAAATACACAACTTAACTGTGAAAGAGAAGACATGATAAGCCAAGATGATATAGATGCGTTCAAGCGCTTCAATGATGTAGACTACTTGATGAATGAGTATCAAGACATGGCTGCATCTACTGCTATCTACAAGACAGAACATCAAGTGTTATACCCAGCGCTGGGCTTAGCTGCGGAAGCTGGTGAGGTAGCAAACAAAGTAAAGAAGATCTTACGTGACGGTAACTTTGATCGTGAAGCAATAGCAGACGAGATAGGAGATTGTCTCTGGTATATTGCAGCGCTGTGCCGTGACTTGAATGTGGATCTATCTGACATAGCTAGAAACAATCTAGCCAAACTAAAAGACCGTAAAGAAAGAGGAACCTTAAGGGGGAATGGAGATAAAAGATGAGTAACTATTTACCGACAGATTATCAGTCTTTCATACACAAGTCTCGCTACGCAAAGTACTTCGATGGTACAGGGCGTGAGTCTTGGAGCGATACAGTAGAGCGCTACATGGACAATGTAGTACGCCCCAAAATAGGTGACGACACATATGTCAACAGCATACGTGACGCCATTCTAAACCTTGAGGTGATGCCTTCCATGAGAGCTATGATGACTGCTGGCCCAGCACTAGAGCGTGACAATACAGCAGGATATAACTGTAGCTACTTACCCGTAGATGACCCTAAGTCCTTCGATGAGGCTATGTTCATCCTTCTCTGTGGTACTGGTGTTGGCTTCAGTGTTGAGAGGCAATACATCAGTAAGCTCCCTGAAGTCCCTACTCTCTTCCAGAGCGATACCACTATCGTTGTGAAGGACAGCAAGGAGGGATGGGCTAAGGCGTTCAGACAACTTTTGGCACTCCTATGGGCTGGTGAGATTCCACAATGGGATGTCTCAAAGGTACGTCCTGCAGGTGCAAGACTAAAAACGTTTGGCGGTAGAGCATCAGGCCCAGCGCCTTTGGTTGAACTGTTTAACTTTGCAGTCTCTACATTCAAGAATGCACAAGGGCGCAAGCTGTCTAGCATAGAGTGCCATGACCTCATGTGCTTCATCGGTCAGATCGTTGTTGTAGGTGGTGTACGCCGTAGTGCTATGATCTCTCTGTCCAACCTCAGTGATGATCGTATGCGTCACGCTAAGTCAGGACAGTGGTGGGAAACTGCAGCGCATCGTGCCTTAGCCAATAACTCTGTAGCTTACACTGAGAAGCCAGACATGGAAACGTTTATGCGTGAGTGGCTTGCCTTAGTTGAAAGTAAGTCAGGTGAAAGAGGGATATTTAATCGTGAAGCATCTAAGAAGCAAGCTGCAAAAAATGGTAGACGAGATCCAGAGTATCATTTTGGGACTAACCCGTGTTCGGAGATCATCTTGCGCGGATATCAGTTCTGCAATCTTACAGAAGTTGTGGTCAGGGCTACAGATACTGTCGATGATCTTGAGCGAAAAGTCCGTATGGCAACAATATTGGGAACTATACAATCCTCATACACTAAGTTCCCCTACTTGCGGAAAGTGTGGCAGAATAATACTGAAGAGGAAAGACTGTTGGGAGTGTCACTAACAGGTATTATGGATAACCGCCTTATGACACACAAGAACCAAGGCTTAGATAAAACATTGGAGCACCTAAAGAATGTCGCCATTTCTACTAATGCTGAACTTGCTAGTCGTCTTGACATACCGCCCTCTGCTGCGATTAGCTGCGTTAAACCATCGGGCACAGTCTCGCAGTTGGTTGACTCCGCAAGTGGCATTCATGCTCGTCACTCTCCATATTATATCCGTACTGTACGGGGTGATAATAAAGACCCCTTAACTAAATTTATGATTGATCAAGGTATCCCTAACGAACCGTGTGTGTTTAAGGGTGACACGACTACAGTGTTTAGCTTCCCTGTTAAATCACCTAATGGTGCAGTTACACGTAACGATATGACAGCCATTGAACAACTTGAGATGTGGCTTACCTATCAGCGACACTGGTGTGAACATAAACCCAGCGTAACAATATCAGTACGTGACTCTGAGTGGATGGCTGTAGGAGCATTTGTGTACGAACACTTTGATGAAATGTCTGGTGTATCATTCTTGCCACACACTGATCACTCTTATCAGCAAGCACCCTATCAAGACTGTGGTAAGTCTGACTACGAGTATCTCCTAAGTCTTATGCCAAAAAGAATTGATTGGTCTAAGCTTTCGGAGTATGAACAAGAAGATAATACTGTAGCGATGCAGACTATGGCTTGCTCTGGTGATAGCTGTGAGATAGTAGACTTAGTATGAGACAGTATATAATAATAGGTAGGGCTGACTGCATGTATTGCAGCAAAGCAGTTGGCCTTATGAGAGATAATGGGTGTACGTTTAATTACTACTCCCTAAATGATTCCCTGTGGGTACTTGACTTGTTTAAAAAAGCAGGTATAAAAACAGTACCACAAATATGGGACATAAAAGGCAACTACATTGGTGGTTATCAAGAACTACAACAACATATAAAAGGAGAATAACATGATTATAACAATTCTAACTGGACTTACACATGTTCTTGTCGTAGGGGGTATTACATTTGGTGTGCTCACTGAAGTGGTAGAACCAACAGCGATAGCTGCCTATGACAAAAGTACAGAGTTGTATCAAACATACGTAGTCGGTACTGAATAATGTATGTTTTGGTAGCCATACTTTTTATGGGGCAGTCTTATAAGATAGAAACATCTCCTATCCTGCTTCCCAGTTTAGAGGAATGTAAAATAGTAAAAGACATTGTCCTTGAAGAGCTTATGGCTACCAAGCCTACACCCAGCGCATATGCTATAGCGTTTTGTGCAGCAGTACCTACGGAGGTGTAATGCAATTAGAGTTAATAGAAACGTACTATAACATTAAACCTGGAGAATCTAAGACATGTAAAATATGCAACAAGAAAAAGCATATAGATTCCTTTGGGTCAATGAGAACTAATAAAGACAGAATAGACACTAGGTGTAAGCAGTGCGTAAATGAAGAAACAAAAATAAGAAATGCCTTAAGGAAAGAATACGCAGAAGAAAACAAAAATATCTGCCACTGCTGTGGAGGTACGCACCATAAATCTTTAGTTGTTGACCATTGTCACGACACAAAAAACTATAGAGGCTGGCTCTGCGAACCTTGTAACTTTGCTATTGGTCATTTAGGAGACAATATAGAGGGAGTAAAAAAAGCAGTAAAGTATTTAGAGAAATATCATGAACGCACTTGAACCACCTACAAAACCATCAAGGTCACGCCGAAAAACTAACTACAAAGGGGCATCAAACAAAAGCACATCTGGCCTCGTACCTAAGACAGCCAAACAGAAAGAGTTTCTTGACCACCTGAAGTCAAACAATCAAGTGTTCGTATTAGGTCCAGCAGGTACAGGTAAGACCTACGTCACAGCTACCTATGCAGCAGACTTGTATACCCTAAAGGAGATAGACAAGATTGTTGTTACACGCCCACACGTAGCTGTAGGTAAGGACATAGGGTTTCTACCAGGTAGCTTAGAAGAAAAAGTTTATCCTTGGGCGCTACCTGTGCTTGACGTATTAGAGAAACACTGGGGTAAAGGTACACTAGAGACAGCTATAAAGAATAACAATGTAGAGATGGCTCCCTTAGCTTTGATGCGTGGGCGTAGCTTTGAGAATGCATTTATCATTGTAGATGAAACACAAAATATTACTACTCATGAGCTTAAGATGTTGTTGACTCGTGTCGGTGAAGGTAGTACAATAGTACTCAATGGTGATGTACAGCAGTCAGACTTAAAGGAAGCAGACGGTCTGTCTAAAGTAATTCACTTGGCAAAGAAATATATGTTACCAGTACCTGTTGTGGAGTTTGATGTGGATGACATTATACGTAGCGACATCTGTGCACAATGGGTAAAGGTATTCATGAAGGAAGGCATATGAAGCTAGAGAAAGAAGCAGAAACGTTTATCTCTGGGAGACAAAGACAGTTTAGGGAGGGACTACAAGAAGGCATATCAAACATAGAGCAGTACCTTGTTGACAATCTGCATAACACAGATGAAAAGAGAGAAGCACTGAAGAACTTAATAGAGGTGCAGATGTGGGCAGAGCGTAGCATAAGAAACCACGGTATAAAAAAGTAAAAAGAAAGGCCGCTTAGTGCGGCCTCTTCTGTGTGTATCTTTTAGTCTGCTTCAGTTTGCTTACGTCTTACTTTCTTCTCAAGCTTACCTGCATTGATGTACCAAAGAAGCAGCACTGACCGACGAGTATCTTTCTCGGCTTCATCGTATTGATCTGATGCATTAATCTCGGCTATAGCTTCTTTGATAGTCTTACCTTCATAGCCGTAGCGTCCTGCAAGATCACCCCATGCTGCTTCAGCATCAGCTTTCTCACGTGGACCCATAGCAACAAACTCACCTCGTATATACGCATTGAAGTCTGAACGATACTCTTCATTCTTAGCAGAGAAGTCTTCCAATATAGTACGTGCTATCTCACGTTTAGCATTAATGACATTTTTAATCTTGTCTTCTAGCTGCAGCTTCTGGCGGCTGACATCAGAGCTATTGTAGATAGGATCATTCTCAATGAAAGCTTCTACTTCATCAGCTAAAGAACCTTGTGCAATCTGTTGAGTAAACAATTCTAGTGCACTATTCTTTTCACGATAAGGGTTATAAATAGAGAACGGATCAATGTTAAGTTTAGCCATCTCCATCTTTAACTTATTAGGTGGAGGACTCTTCGTGAAACCTGTGATCTGCTTTAGCAAGGGGTCTAGCTGACGGATAGGACCATCACCAAACACATCGTGACGCACAGCATCATAACCTGTATCTTGGTTATCAGGGTCCATCATCTGAAAGTGTGTACGAGTAGAGCTACCCATCCACTTCATTAAGCCTTCTAGTTGCGACTCACCCATGTCAATGCCAGTAGCTTCTTTAAGTGTAGCTGACATTTCATTGAGATTAAAGTCTGCTATGTTTTTAGCAAACCTACTGTACAGATACAGGTTAGGGCTACGTGGTCCTCCAATATCAGCTAAGGATACTGTAGCATCTAATGTCTGTGGGATGTAAGACGCACGAGGATCGTACTGACCATAGAAATCTTTCACTGCAGCAGCAGGATAGGTAAACGTACTGAAGTAATCTCCTATCACTTTAGCTACAGGTTGCATATCAATATCTGTTTCACCATCTGCAATAGCTTTAGCAATGTTGTACATTGTACCTGTTACTTCGTCTATGGCGGTGCTACTTGGACGAAACTCTGAGCCAAGAATAAGGTTCATCATATTACGACTAAATCTATCTTGATCATCTAGTAAATCATTAGGAAGACCCATAGATATACGGGCTGCAATATTAGCAGCATAATGTATAGGTGCCGCTGGACCCATAGCAGCTTGAGCATTAGTAACTTCACCTGAAGTCATTCTATCTTCGAACCAGTTTAGTCCCTGCTCTATGTTATCCTTTTGATACATGTAAGCTGAAGCAAATATAGCCCCGCCCGTAAGCTGCTTAGCCCACTCTTCATCTGTAAGTTTACCACCTTTATAGGCAATGTTGAGAACAGAGTAATCCTTAATAAACTTAGCCTGTGATGCAAGGTAACGAGGGAAGGGTATAATAGTTGTAGCACCTGAACGATGGATAAACCCGATAGTCTTATTAACAAACTTACTTGTTTCACTTGCGCCCTTACCACCAAACCTACGTTGGAAAGTAAAACCCAAGCTATCATCTAGTGCTTTTGTAATAATACTGTCAGGGATCTCACCCATTCTCCCTTCAGATAATACATGCATTAGATTTAAACCTATGAAGTCGGGCTTAGTCTGTTGTATTCTTTGTAGGTCTTTACCAAGAGGGCTTTTCATAAATTCTACGTAGCCCTTATCTTTTAAAGCTTTAGAATAAGTGTTATAAATATCAGGGTTAAACCCTAATTCAGACAGTTGTTTCTGTGCTAATTGTTTTATTTCACGATCAATAGTACCTGCAACTACAGCCTTCTTAAATATGTGGTCTGACATAGTGTTAAACGTGTTAACAAACGTACCTAGTTTAGCCAGCTTAGTATCCCCTACTACACCTGCTTCAGCTTGCGCCGCTTCACGAAAAACTTTCTGCATTAAATCAGGCGCATCTTGACGAAGCAATTCTACTGCTGCATCAGCTACATACTGATCCTTTAATAAGTAACGTGCAATATCTGTTGTGCCATCCAATGTAGCAGCCGCACTTTCTCTACCTGTAACAGAACGAATCATCCAAGTGTTGAACTGATCCATAACATCTATGCCTGTCATAGCAACACCAAAGATGTTGTTACGCATGGTTGTTGCTGGTTGTGATGTCATAAAAGCACGACGAGCATCCTCAACATTACGTAAGTTACGCACCATACGTTTACCTATAGTAAGCTGTAACTGTGCATCGCTTAACTCTTTAGCTTCTTGTCCAGAGACAGCAGACATACCTTCGTCATACAGTGTGTCTAGCTTCTGTTGAAACTTACCTGCTGCTTCAATGGCTTCTTTGCCTGTCAAAGCTTTACCTGCTGCAGTCTTAAACTGCTTCTGTTGTACAAGAATACGTGCAGCCTCTGATACTTCTGCAGCGTACACAGCAGCTAGTTGCCTACGTGTTAAGCCGTACTTTTCTGCTGTTGTATCAAAGAGTGTTACGCCATCGCCCTCATCAATGCGGCGAGCTAGATACTCTGTGATGCGTTGGCCTTTCTCAGGCTTAACCCCTAGCTTTCGTGCTAAGTCTGTGGAAGCAGCACTAAGACGTAGTACAGTACCACGATCTAGTCCACCAATAAGTCCGTCAGGTAGGTTTTCACTTAGGATGTCTACCTTAGCTTCCATACCTTCTTCGACAAGCTTAGGATCAATAGACGCTAAGAGTTTATCTTTACTAAAGCGGATGTATTTACGTCCTTCTGCAGTTTCGTTAAGCTTTTTAAGATCCTCAATAGCACGATTAGTTGTCTCCTGCATACGCTGCGCTTTAACTTGATCCCCTCTTTTTACAACCTCAACCATACGTTCAGCACCTTTGTATTGCTGACGTGTAGGAATAGCATAAGCTATACCACCAGCTACACCACCTATAGTACCAGCCAATGCAATATTAGCACCGCTTACATCATACTCTTCGCCAATAGTTTCACCCGCTTCCTTCTTGATAAGCTCTTGCCCTAGCTGTGAAGCTGCAGCGACACTGCCTTCAAAGCCTACATCTAATAGACCTCTCTTCATGTAGTGCTTAGCTAGTTTCTTTAAGCCTTGCTTTGTGCCTTCTTTACCTGCTTGAACAGCGGCTGAACCTGCGCCGCCTGTTAAGGGAAGTGCAGCAGCAGATAAGTATGTAGTAGGAGCAGTAAGAAAACCTTCAGCGTAATCACGTACACCTGCAAAACCACCGTCTAATATACCCTCACCTTTAGCATTATCAAAGGCGTACATTAAACGAGCATAAGATTGTTTCTCTTTCTCTTGTGTATTATCATCCTTGATATAGTAAAAGTCTTTGGACATACTTACTTCGTTTACATTGGCTATACGAAAATGCTCTAGCACCTCATACACTACATCATCAGCAGTCATCTGCTTTAGCTCATCGTCCTTCCAACCCTTGCGTCTGCTCTTAAGGAAAGTTACAGCATCGTTTAAAAAACCTTTATTATACTTTAGGTCAGATACTTTCTTTCCCTTCATGTTTTCTTCTGTGTAATATGTGTAAGGATCTGACATTAATATACCCCATTATACTCACGATGAATCATATTAATAACAACCTCATTTAAGGGTAAGTTATTTTGTTTCATGAAGTCTATAATGATTTGCTTTCCATCCTCTCCTTCTAATACAGACATGTCAGAAAACTCTTCTTTCATAGCATATATGATATTTACAGCAGCTTTTGCTAAAGGCGCATTGTTTTCTTTTTTAGTTCTATCTATCTTAGTTTCTTCTGTAATATCACCTACGTCTATTTGATTTGGTCCTCCCTTAAAGTATTGCTGGGGATTCAAAACACCAAACACAGCCCATCCATCTATAGGACGTTCAGGTAGTCCAGCTTCACGGCGTTCTTTTCTGCTCATAGCTTTGTATTCGGCGTAAGTTATTTTAGAAGCTGCCTCTCTAACACTACTAGGCACTTCGTTTTCTTTAGCTTCTACTGCTTCTTGCTTATCTCTATACTCTTGTGCACTTCTGCGTTGCTCTACTGGTGAGGGGAATCCTAAGCTAGGAGGTCCAGCTATTTCAATTTCTCCTATATCAGTACTTGTAACTGTAGGTTGTTTTACTTCTTCTTCTACTTCTTCTACTTCATCAGGTGTCTGGCTTAAGATAGTCGATACAATATCTTCTTCATCTACAACCACCTGAGCTTCTTCATTTACAGCTACTGGCTCTGCTCCTACTGACTCTAGCTTTGTTTCTACTGACTCTGGCTTTGTTTCTACTGACTCTGGTTTAGTACCTGTTAAGATATACTCAATATAATCATCTGTAAGTTTACCATTATTCTTCTTAAGAGACTCTAAGATAAGTTCTGTTGCTAGACCGTTTTCTATACCAGCTAATAGATTGTCCATCTCAGCAGATGTGTTAACCTCTTTAGACAGACGTAATAGAGCTTGGTCACGTGTAAGCTGACTGTTTACACCACTTTGTGATAGAGCTAGTTCTAGGTCAGCAATAGCTATACCACCTTTACGTAACTTACTACCTAATTCTGTTTCGTCTTTAGCATTTGCCCTGTCTAGTGCCTCTTCCATATTTGTCGCATTAGCTAGATCATCCGTGCCAGCAAAGGTACGTGTAAAGGTACGTTCATACGTATTAGCTGTAGTCATATAGTCAGACTCTTTGTAATCTGTTGTTTCTATATCAAAACCTTTAACACGTTTAACACTAGGTAAAGGCTCATAACGTCCACCTGTAGCAGCCTCATAAGCTAGTACATCTTGTACTGGAATACCCATGTAGCTCATAGCTTTCATGTGATCTTCAACAGAAGAGCGAGGGTCTAACATGAGGGTGTCCTTTAAAGCCCGACCCCATGACATACTCTTGTGTCCTTCTGACTTATTCTCTGGATCAGCACTAACATTACGTGCGTAACCTAGATAGATGTTCTCAAGAGCTTGTTCTGCTGTCATGCCCTCTGGTAAAGTTATACCTTTAGGTATGTCTAGTGATCCTAAAAATTGAGACTTATCTAACTTAGCCCCTTCAGGCAGATTCTCTTGTGCTTTCTGAATAGCGCCATACACTTGGGTAACATCGTAGTTCTGAGCAATAGCCAGAAACTCTTCATCTGTAACACCAAACTCAGCTTTCATCTCTTGCCTAATAAGATCAGCATTCTTAGCTTCTGCCATAGACTGTGCCATCTTAGGAGCATTTCTACGCACAGTATCCATCTGGCTATCTACTAATTCATCAAAACGTTTTTGACGTTCCTTTATACCCTCTGCAAAACTTGTGGCAAATCCTTGAATTAAACCTGCCTGAAAAGCACCCTTAATAGCCATCTTACATTTGCTCCTTCGACATCAGACCTCTAGGCGCTTGTTCAGCTTCCATAGGCATCTCTTCTTGTTCTTGTTGTGGTTCTTCTAAATCCTGCTGAGTCTTCTGCATTATCTGTTCACCCTGATCAGGTGTGCCTACTACAGCGCCTGTCTTCATAGCTAACTTGGCAGCAAGCTTAGTGATACGTTTTTGTTTAGCTTCAGCATCTTTATCACGATATTCTTCCATCGTCATCTTGTATTCTATGTTTAGTGCTTCCGCTAAAGTTTTAATCTGTAACATAAGCAAGGGCTTAAGAATAAGCTTTACATCTACCGTGTGCATACCATTCATAACGCCCATGCTTAACATAGTACCTGCAACAACAGATATAGGAACACCTATGTCTATCATATCCATAACATCATCTATTACTTCTTCTTCTGCTAGCTGTTCCATGTACATCTCAAATGCATCTAATGGATCAGGGAACTTAGAAGGTTTTTCCCAAGGAGCATTTCCTGGTTCTGCTGTTAAAGATTGACCTGGGATGGGTCCGTCAAAAGGAGATAGTGACATTTTGTTATACCTTATTTAGTGAAACCAGCGCCAAAATAGAGTCCTACAATAGCTGATACAATATGTGTGTCGAGTGGAGTTATTACAAAGCCCTGTGCCATCTTCCATTGTACTGACTCTGCTGGGCCGAACAGCCAGTTAAGCAAACCACCTGTAGCTTCTGTGTAGCCTACGAATACTGTAACTTCAGGATACCACACTGCGACTAGCTTTGGCAAGACAATAATAGAGAATACTGCAGATAAAGCTATGAGCCTACGTGTCCAAGCAAAGTGCTTATCTGTCTTACCTGCGTCACGTGCATCAGCTACAGCACTCCTGTTAAACTCAGCACGTTGCATAAGCATCTCTTGCTGAGCTTGCTTAGCTTTTATGCTTTGCCCCCAGATAGACATAACGCCACCCAGTATGGTGGAGAACAGCATGGTTATGAGTTCAAGAGGTAAGCCGAACATTAGTTACTTGCCATGTATATTTCTTCAGGCCGTAATCTTGGACGGGGTGATGTATCAATGGATCCACCTGAATCTTTTATCTGTTTTAAGTACTCAGTAGCGTACTTCCATCTTTCATTCTTAACTTCGGTTGGTGCGTTTGGATTAACTAATTTCTGTAGTTTATTTTTTGTTATATCTGATGGTTTTAAATCAAAGAATCCTCTATAATCCATGTACGCTATAGCAGCAGGTACTGCGTATTTAGGATCGTTTACTAATTCAGGATTTTTAACTAGGTCTAACCCCAAGCGCTTACCTACTTCTTCATAATTGCTTTTATGTGTTATCTGAATTAGTCCACGGCCTTTGTATTTTTTACCGCCTTCATACTTTATATCCCACATAGCTTCACCTAAAGCTTTTCTATCTGCAGAACTGGCCTGACCGCCTGTGCGCTTACCTGATTTTTCGTCTGCTAATAGTCGTGCTTTTTGTTCTGCTGGTAGTGTGTTTAATGCTTTTGTTACATCTGTATCAAGCCATACATCTTTAGCTCCTGCTACTGAGTACCAAGGGTCTTCATCTTTAACACCATCGCCTATCTCAGTTTTAATAGCACCTAATAAAGCAGCAGAGTATATATTATTTCCTACACTATTAATAATAGTATCTTGTACTTTTGCCATGTCAACAACACCATCTGTTGTAACATCAGCTTTACGTACTGCAGACACTATACTGGGAGAGTCTAACGGCTCATTTACAGCTATCATTCTATCTGCATCATAAGGCTTAGCCATCAACCCTTTCCCACTGGGGGCTGCACCTCCATCAGCATCGTCGGTGACAACAGTAGTATCAGAATCGCTAGTAAAAATACTGTCAAGCATTCTGTTAATTGCACTTTGTCTTTCCTTATCTATACTCTCTTTTGATGTCTCTAATTCCTCTACATCTACAGGTACAGGTTCCTCTAATGCTCTAGGTGCTAGCTTCATTGGACCACTAAGAGCGCTTTCATTGTAGCGTTTATTCGCTATCTCTGTCGGCAGAGATCTAGTTATACCAGCAGTTTGTCGTGACAGACGAACCTCCAATGCAGAACGCTCTGCTTCTTCTTGCATCATCCTAGATATTTCTTCTGCTTGGCTTTTGCTTCTATCAAAAACATTACCAAAGAAAGACAGAAAGGTGCTCTCTTCATCCTCTTCTTTTTTAGTGTCGGGCTTGCTAAGAATACCTGTAGTGGTAGTCTCCTCTCCTTGGTCCTCTTTAGGAGACAGCATGTCTTGTAAAGCTTGATAGTCTTTATCTTGTTTTGTTAATTTAAATAATCCCATTGCGTTTTACCTTATCATACACCCAGGGCTTTCTTAGCCACCACTTCAACTACAGTATTCAAAAGTGTGCCTGTACCTTGTCCTCTGGCCTTATCAATCTCTGCCTGTGTTTGCATCTCAGAAATTAAGAGGGCGTTCTCACGTTCCGCTGCACTTTCCGCTGAACGCCAAGCATAATCTAAAGCATCACGCTCTTGTTGCAGTATATTGTTATACGTAGTTTCAGTGAGGTTATTAGCTACAAGAGCGGCCTCTCGGTTGGCTATATTCTGTGCAGCAATCTCCATAGTAGTAATATCTTGCTCCCACTTAGCATTAGCCTGTTCTACAATTAAAGCATTAGCTGCATTAAACTGCTCACGAGCATTCTGTTGTTGTGCATTAAATTGGGCTAAAGCATTAGCCTCACCAGCATTAAATCTCTCCATAGCATTTTTCTGATCAACGTTAAACTGTTGAATAGAACTCTGCAAGTTAGCCATGAACATGTTAACCTGATCTTCACTTGCTGCATTAAACTGAAGTGCTGCATTCTCAGCAGCAGCATCAGACATATATACGTTTGCTAAACTTTGTGCTTTAAACATAGCTACTTGTTGCAGGTTATTCAAACTAGCCATATCAAAGTCTAGGAAGGCTTGAGCACGTTGTACGTTGGCTTGCTGTCTGTTATTCAAGTTAGCTAAGTCAAGCTGTGTCATAGCTGCAGCGTCTGCCATGATCTTAGCATTCTTAGCATCTAAGTTAGCAATGTCTACTGTCTGAGCCATACGAGCATTCTCTAGTGCGACCTGTTGCTCAGCAGTAAAGTTAATCTGTGCTATGTCAGCAATACGTGCAGCGTTTTGTACACGTGCTTGGAACTGTTGATCAAACTCCATACCTAAGAACTTAGCGCGTTGCTCTGCAGCAAACATAGCAGCCTGTTGTCTATTGCTTAAGTTCTGTGCTTCAAACTGTGCTACTGTCTGTGCATCTTGCATAGCAATAGGTAGGGCCGACTCCATTGCAGCTTGTACAACAGCCTGTCCCGCCATAGAGGATGCGGCTAGACCACGTGCAGCAAGTGTAGCTGTAGCGGCCCTCATAGCACCTGCAGCCCAAGGAGGTGTTTTACCTCCCTCAAACTGCTCTAACAACCCTGTAAGTTGCCCTTGTACTGTAGCCTCAGTAGATGGAACACCAGTAGCTGCTTCAAAATTAGTCTCTGCTTTAGCTCTTTCAAAGTCTACAGTTGCTGATACTTTCATAGCATCTGTAAACTCTAACGGTGCTACTTCTTCTACACGCTGTGCGTTTTCAATCTGGTCTACTGTAAGACCTAACTGAGCTAGTTCTTGTGGGTCCATAGTAGCAGCTTCAGCTAAGGCTTGATCACTTGGCTTACCTGTTACAGCAGTTAGCTTAGACATAACATCTATTACTTCTTGTGCAGCTTGATCAGCAGTGTAGCCCTTTGCTTCAAACTCTTCTGCTAAAGGCACATCCCCCTCTATAGCAGCCTCTACTAGACCAGCACCAGCGGCGCTTGCTGCCGCTTGACCTGTACCCTCCGCCATCTTACCTGCTGCAATTTGCTCTGGTGTTGCTTTAGCCACTTCAGCAGTTTTAACCATAGACATAGGGTCTTCTAATGCCGCCTTACGCATCTCTGTAGTACTAGGCATACCTACACGTTCTACATTAGTCTGCGCTTGTCTTAGCTGTGCTTGAGAATTAGTTATGTTAACTTTCTGTTCATCAATTAAACCTTGAATAACCTCACGTTGCGGATCGTTAGGCTCCATAGCAGCTAATTGACGTGTGTATTCATTAAGTAAGTTCTGCTCTTTTGAAAGATTAGCCTGAGCTTCATTTAATTGTGCAGATGTTTCTTCTGGTGATACAACAGACTGTTCACTGTAATAGCTTTTGTATTGACCTAGCTGTTCTTTATACTTATCTAGAGAACCTTGATATTGTTGATACTCAGGGCTTGCTTTTACTTGCTCTAACGCAGGTGTAACTTGTTCAGCTATTCGCTCTCTAACCCTAGACTCTCGCGCAACATTAATCTTCATAGTTGCACCATTGTCAAACGTAACAGTCCAATCTTCTGGTTTTCCTGTTATAGTATACTTAGTAGGATCTTCTGGCAGATTACCTGTTTTAACTAAGGCATCGAAACCTGTTTTAGTATCAGGAGATACCCCTGTCACGCTTTCAAGAGCAGTGTCCAATCCTTCAGTGCTTGGGCTTGTAGGTAGACCTTGTGATGGATCATACGGTGGAGGACCACCATCAGCAGGTCCAGTACCAATAGGCTGACCTGTTAACGGGTTTGTATCACCCATAGGTTGAGGTGTTACACCCTGACCACGTGTGTCTTCACCAAAAGGATTAGTATCAAACCCGCCTGTAGTGTTAGGTGCCATACCACCTGTTTGCATAGCAATAGGCTGTTGCTGCTGTTGCATATTAGGTTGAGCATACAAGCGATTATAGTCTAGTGGAGGCATCATAGGTTGCTGCTGCATAGGCATAGGAGGAGCCATGTAGCCACCTACTTGCATAGCTGTCTGTGGTCCACCCTGCACACGAGCCTTAGCCATCTCTGTGTACCTGCCCATCATAGCAGCGGCTTTTGGGCTAGCCATCATAAATTTATTAAGGTCATCCTGTTGCGCCGGACCTTGATAGCCAGCTAAGGATAAGAGTACTTGTTGTTGTTGCGGTGTGAAACCACCAAAACGTGTAGCCATTTTATTTTACCTTATTTTAAAGACATCCAAACTGCTGCTGCTATAAATGATATAACGGCAACGGTTCCCATCTTTACTGTAGTAGCCCATATGCTTTTCTTAGTTAATCTCCATGCATCTAGTAAACTACGCATTTCACGTAGGTCAGTAGCTGCTGTTTCATCTTGCAAACCTAACTCACGCAGAGCTTGTGCCGCACCTCTTTTAGCTGCACGATCTAGCATTTCTTCCATTTGCTCTGGTGTTAAGTCTGTCATATCTTACCTCAAGGTGCAGTAGGCCAATCAGCTTCACTCAAGTGAGGCCAGTTTTCATGCGTAGTAATGTCACGGAGGGCTTGTCTGTACTGTGTAGTTATATCATCTAATGTGTTATCTGTCAAGGCTAGATAGTCTGTAGCAGCTAGTAACTCATTGCGTTTCTTACGGTTAGTCTCTGCAGTAGCAGCATCTAGTGTAGCTTGATATGCAGCTTCATGTTCAGCTTTAGTAGTAACTACACCATCTTCGTCTGTTGTATCAGCAAACATATCTACTGCAGTGTACTCAATCATCCAGTAGTTAGCTAGAATGTCATTACCCTCTTCGTCTTGACCTGTGACAGGACGTGTAGGTAAAGCATTACGTTGTACTGTTTGGTAAGCACCTAGTGTAGGCTTTGGCCCTTCTAGTACACCTACCATGCCATACCTCTGCATGGTACCTGATGTGATGTTCTTAGGAAAAGATACGTTAGGATTATCCCTGCGTAAGTCTCCAAACGTGTAAGGGAATTGTAATACTGTGTTTCCTGATATTTTAGCATACATGTTGTGTTCTCCTTGTTATGCTATTGCGTAGAAGATGTAAGTGCCAGAAGCTTTGTCAGCAGCAATGGAAAAACCAGATGAATAAGGGTCTATTCTATCGGCAGTTGAATCTTCTGCTGCTGTTTGGTTAAGAGCTAATCTTGCATCATTACCTGCAACAATACCTCTTGCAGTATCGTGTACTTCCCAATTTGTTGCTGTATCGCTTACTTTTGTTATAACAAACCTAGCACCTGCGCTAAACCCACAGTCCACGTCTGTGTTGCTTCCTGTTGTGTGGCTTACACTCCCCACCTTAGATACACCATCTAGGCTTGCGAATAGGTAGGCTATGTATAGATCGTTAGAACCATTTACGTCACTAGCCAAACCCAATGTAAACTGCGTGCTTGTTGGCGCAGTATCGTTCCATAAAGTAGAGTTGTCTATTTCTGCATTGGTAAGATTTAACCGTATAAAGTAATCTTGTGGAGTTGTGCCGCCATTTAAACCTGAATGATACACATTCCAATTAGTAGCATTATCCCTTTCTTTTATCCACATCATCTCAGGCGCAACACCAAGGTTATGGCTTACAGTACGCCCTGCTGTTCCGTTCCCCGTGTAAGCAACGACATCAAAGAACGAGGGGGCACGGCGCCACATCCAGCCATACAAAGTTGCAAAGTCACCGTTGTTTGAGTCAACACCGTTCATGTAGTCAAACTGAGTGTTTACTGCTGCTGCCTCTGCGTTTGTAAGGTTAGTATAACTTACTTTGCCCTGACGTAGCCTATCACTTATGAGCCAGTTACTTACTATGTCGCTACGTCTGTAAAAGTACATATCAGTAACAAATCCAGATTTGTACCCAGGTTCATTAGCTGTTCTGCTTGCAACATCAAACACATCAGTCGCACTCTCAGGCACAGCCATAGGGCCACGGCGAATGGCTATGTAGATGTAGTCATTATTGCCATTTACATCTGTACCACCTGTATTTAGGACAAACCCTGTCGCTGTAGGGTAAACTTGATAAACTTCACTTTCTGATGCTGTAGTGTTTGGATGCAAGTGAGGTACGCCCGTCTGTGCTGCATCCGAAAACATACCACGCATATTATCTAAAAGTACCCAATCTAGAGCTGCATTTGTTCTTTTTATAAGTAACCACTGAGGCTCCCAGCCCAATGTGATCTCTTTTCCCGCAGCACCCGTCCCAGTATAACTCCCACACTTGATAATATCAGCATCACCATCAGGGCCAAACTCACCGTCACCATCGTTGTGGGCGAATAGGTAGGCTACGTAATTTGAGCCAGTAGCATTTACTCTATTAGCATTCCCCAAAGTAACAGTAGTGCTTGTAGGGGCTGTATTATTCCAATAACTGCTACTAGCCGCACGAGCAAAGTTTTCATTTAGGTTCATATAATAGTTTTCTGGCGTGGGGTGCATACCTCTATGATAAACAGCCCAAGGAACGGCTACACCTAGGTTTTTGATAATAATCATTCCGGGAACTGACCCTAGATTGTGGCTTATAGTACGACCAGCAACACTATCCCCAGTATAAGTCACCACATCAAAGAACTTAGGGGCTTTGCGGAATGTCCAAGAGGCGTAGTCATATGAAGCATTGTTTACATCATTACCACCCTGAACAGAAAAACCGCTACTGTTAAACGCATTCAATCCGCCTGAGCCATACTGAACAGCAGCATTAGCTGTGTTACTTTCTAGGTGATTGTTGGCGCCTCTTTCAGTGTCGTGAAGGGAATGGTCATATGTGAAGTTACGTGTTTTAATCCAAACCAAACCACCTTCACCAGATAGGTCAACCCCATTGGTGATCGTCTGTGTAGAACCATTACCTTCATACAAATAAGTGCTGAACACATCTTCTACGTTCAAAGGCTTAACCAGGGTATTAGCTGCCTGTCCTGCTACTCGTGCTACATTGCTCATGCTATGTTACTCCCTGCTAGTTTGCCATAGTACGTAGTACCTCCGTCAACCGTGATAAACGTGTATAACTCTTTTGATGCTGTTGCTGTTGGGGCTGTACCTAAGTGCCACTTCACTGAGCTAGGCCAAGTGATAGCACTACCGTCACCGTTGATCTCTACAGCAAAGCCAATAGCAATACCTGATGCTGGCGGGTTAGTGAATGACACAGTAGTTGCACCAGATGGTGTAAAGCTGAATGTGTTGCCTGTGGATAGGTCTAGGGTTCCAGACGCAATAGTACCGTTACTCCCCAAGTACCTACCTGCAAGTAGTCCGTTCTTTACGACAAAGCTCTTATTGTTAGCCATCTATTTCACATCTCCATAGTTAGCTTAGATTGTCAGCAGTTTTAAAGCCGTGATACGTTGTACCACCATCGTCTGTGCTGATGGTAAACAAGTCAGTCTCACCATTAGCAGGTGCAGCAGGGGCAGAACCACCAGCCCATTCTATTGAGGTAGGCCATGTGATGGTGGATGCGGTTGTGGAGTACTGATATACAGTGTCGTTTGTTTCACCAGTGGTGTAGAACTTATCCCCATTATCAGAGAACGCAAGCCCATAGAAGTCCGTACCTACTTCAGAGATGGTATAGCTAATACTGTCGTAGCTTGCTGTGGAAACATCCCACGCTGTACTTAGTGTATAAGAGAACACGTTGTTTGTAGTGGTGTCTGCAATAAACATTCTTAGCCCATCCACACTGAAGTGTAGGCTCTGGGGGTCTGTTGCCTGACTTGTCACACTAAAGCTTATGGAATCATAGCTTGCTGTGGAAACATCCCAAGCGGTACTTAAGGTGTACTGATATACAGTATCGCTTAAGAAACCAACAACGTACATTTTAGTACCGTCTGGTTTAAAGAAAATACCCGTTGGCGCTGCTTCTTGCGATGCAACCGAGAAGGATTTACTGGCGTATGACCCCGTAGATACATCATATGCTGTGCCAAGGGTATATTGATAGACCGTATCAGTATCAAACCCTACAGCATACAAAGATGCCCCACTGTCCCCTACAAACAGGGCAGTGGGTGCTGTAAGTTGAGAACTAACATCAAGGGACTTACTTGCGTAACTAGCAGTAGATACATCCCAAGCTGTACTAAGTGTGTACTGGTATATGGCATCATTAATTGCATCTATTGTGTACATTGTAGTACCGTCAGACTTGAAGAACAAGTCTTCTGGCCTTGGGCCTTGAGAGGAAACCGAAAAACTCTTGCTGTCATATACGGCCCCTGAAATATCATAAGGCGCAACACCACCAGTCACCTCTACCTGAAACGACTGCACATCCCCAGCATTGCTGAAGGTGTATGTTGTGTTAGCTGTTAGTGTATCACTGAAGTAGTTGCCTGTGCTAAGATCAATGTTGCTGCTAGTGATTGTACCAAGTGTTACCTTAGTGTCAGCACCGATTTGTATAGCATTCTTAACTACAAAATCTTTATTATTTGACATCTACTTCACCTTCCATAGTTGTCTTTTTACGTTTAGCCCACCAAACCTTCCTAGCTTCGGACTGCTTTCTTTTAGTGGTATCTGAGTGTTTTCGGCCTTTACTTGTGGCACTTATCTTTTGTCTTGTCTCTTCTGAAACTTCAACACCGTACCTAGGATTGTTAGAACCTGAGTTATTCTCAGACATAATCTTTAATGTCTCTTCAGAGTGTTTGCGTCCTGACTGAGACTTAGACATTTTAGCACGAGTCTCTTCAGTAATCTCCCTACCAATACAACCCCTGTTACCCCCAACAACAAGATTTAAACAGGTTGGGTCTTCTACTACTCGTTCAGTAACTACAATAGATTCCCAAAGCAAACACTCGTCATACGTACCTAAAAACAAAACATTACGTACCCAATCTTCAGGGTCTTTACATTCTGTCCTACGTCTACCGCCAAACTTCTTATTAAACAATACACCACTACCTGCGTAGTTGTCCTCTGGACTGCCTTTGTGTATCCCTCTATAGAACTCTCCAGTAGACTTACGTACCCACTGATAGCCAAACGCCTCGTGTTCCATCATTTTGCACCATCCACAGCTTGTACTGCTTGGTAGGATGTACCACCATCACGAGTGCTGAAGGTTAGTACATCTGTATCACCTATGGCTGGACTTGTGGGTGCAGTACCTCCTGCAAACTCTATGGTGCTGTCGTAGGTGATGGTGGCTGGCGCTGAAGAATTATACTGATAAACAGTATCGTTAGCAGTGCCTAAAACCATTAAAACTTTACCGTCTGAACTGAACTGCAAACTTCTTGGATCTCCACTCTCAGATGATGTGTCAAGTGTAATACTGTCGTAAGAAGCTGTACTGATATCCCATGCAGTGCTTAATGAATACTGATAAACATTATCGTTTGTAATGCCTGTCATGTACACTTTGGTTCCATCACTCTTGAATGTAAGTCCATCCATGTTTGTATCTTGTGAGCTAGTCGTAAAAGACTTACTTGCATAAGATGCAGTAGAGATATCCCAAGCTGTTGATAGGGTGTACTGGTAGACAACGGTACTAGAAGCAACATACATAGTTGTACCATCTGGTTTAAACCACATAGCTTGCGGTGAGGTAGTTTGAGTTGCAACACTAAAGCTAACACTGTCATATGAAGCTGTGGAAAGATCATAAGCCGTAGACATGCTATATGAATATACTGCATCACCGCCTGTGCCTGTTCCCAACATATAAAACTTTGTGCCATCCGATTTAACATGAACAGACGCAGGCATAGTATTTTGAGCATTAACACTTATAGATTTACTATCGTATGATGCCGTGCTTATATCCCAAGCTGTTGATAAACTGTATGATCTGACTGTATCTGTGTTGCCCACTAAAAAGAATTGTGTGCCATCAGACTTAAAGTGCATAGCCTGTGGGCCACTTTCCTCTGTAGCCACACTGAACGATTTATTTGCGTAAGTCGCATTTTCTACATCATAACTTCCTGCACCTGCCTGATCCAACAACAACGTAGCCTGACTAACAGTACCACTAGAAGCAGGGTTGCTTAGGTTAATCTGAATGTCAGACGTTGGGGTAATCTCAAAGACTGAGCCAGTGGATAGGTCTAGGGTGCGGGTGTTTAGGGCTGTGGAGTATTGGTAGATAATACCACTTGTAGAAACAATGTATAAGTTAGTCCCATCAGAGTTAAACGTAAGGCCAACAGTGTTTAAAGGTTCACTGGGGCTGAAGCTAACACTATCATAACTTGCTGTAGACATATCCCAAGCTGTACTCAATGAATATTGATACACACTGCTTCCCACAGTGCCAACAATGTACATCTTAGTACCATCATCCTTAAAGAATATACCAACAGGCCCAGCATCTTGAGATGACACACTAAAAGTTACACTATCAAAAGATGCCGTAGATATGTCCCATGCTGTAGACAAACTGTACTGATTAACCTCATCACCTGAATTACCTACAACATACAGCTTAGTCCCGTCTGTCTTAAAGGCTATATCAGCAGGTAATGCTTCTTGGGAGCTAACATTTATACTTTTTGAGGCGTAACTTGCAGTTGATAAATCCCAAGCTGTAGTAAGGTCATACTGATAAACTGTGTCTGAAACATTACCCGTTATATAGAATTTAGTACCATCGGGCTTGAAGAATAAACCAGTGGGTGTTGTCTCCTGAGAGGCTACACTAAAACTTACACTGTCATAAGATGCCGTGCTAATATCAAAAGCAGTAGATAGGGAATACTGATAAATAGAATCATTTGTTAGACCACTTGTGTACATTTTAGTACCATCAGAGCTAAAAGCAACATCATAGGGCACTGTATCTTGAGATGAAGTATCGTAGCTTTTGTTAGTATAGCTAACACTATTTAAGTTGTATCCATCCCCTAGCCCAGACACAACAGTACCCACGCCCTCATGGTAGACCGTGGGTTTAATACCTGCTTTAACCTTAAAATCTTTACTATTCGACATGGTTCACCTTTCCCCTTGTCTTTATATCTTACAGTGTGATTGCTTTAACTGTAAACGCTGTACTATTTGTTGATGCTGGTGTGCCTAAGATACGGACGTTACCACCTGATAGGTCTACATCAAATGTAGCTAGTGCAGTAGCTGTATTAATCTGTGCGTACTCTGTTGCTACAGCAGTTGTGCCATCGTGTGTGATAAGCAACTCAGTGATACTACGTTCTGTGGCTGATGAGTCATACGCTGTAATAACTGCTTTAATACCACCATAAGTTGTAGCATTGTAAGACGCTAGTGTTACTTGTGTTGTAGCTGTAGTAGTTTGTGTCTGTGTGTCAAACGCTTCTACTGCAGCATTCACCCATGCACTACCATTCCATTGTAAGTACTCACCTGATGTAGCACTCGTGATAGTTACGTTATCAATGTCATTCAATGCAGTGATAGTATCGTTAACCCACGCAGAGCCATTCCACTTAACAAAGTCACCTGTTGTAGCACTGGTGATAGTTACATTACTAATATCATTTAGTGTATTAATAGTAGGGATACTTGCATTAACCCAAGCTGCACCGTCCCACTTAAGAAACTCTCCTGATGATGCACTAGTAATAGTAACGTTAGAGATGTCATTAAGTGTATTGATAGTTGGGATACTCTCAGCTTGCCAGCCGTTAGTAGTATCAAATGTAAGTACTTGCCCATCTGTTGGGGACATAGCACTGTACACATTGTCCAAGTCTTGAATGTTAGACGGTACATCACTTTCTTTAGCTAGTGGAAAACCAGCCTGTGTTGAACCATCGTGAACAACTACAGTGTTCTTAGTTGAGTCGATAGTAATTTCGCCAGCGGCACCTGTGAACGTGGAGTGCTCAGTAGTAGTACCACGGCGGCGTTGAATTTGTGTAGACATACTTATAATGCTCCGTAATCTGCCGTTGACGTAGGTGAGTTGTTAATAAAGCCATAATCCCCTACAGTAGCACCAACCACAGCCGCTAACTGTGCAGTACTATTATAGCTATCTTCAGCTTTAGCTGCCCAATGCAAAGCAGAGTAACCTGTAGTAACACTATCTGATAAAGTGTATTGGCTATCTTCAGGGTTAATAGCCAGTTTCTCTGCATCTGCTGCACTGTCTGCTGCCGCTGTTGCTGAACCTAAAATACCATCTACATACGTTTTAGTAGTGAGGTCTGAACCTGTTGTGGGTGTACCAGCACCAGTGATCTTGTTGCCACCCATAGCAATGGCACCTGTCATAGTGCCTCCTGCTAGTGGTAGCTTAGTTGCGATAACGTTTGTTAGAGTAGTGTAAACGTTATTGTCATCATTGATAGCTTGAGCAATCTCGTCTAGCGTATCTAGTGTAGCAGGTGCACCAGCGATAAGGTTGTTAATAGCTGTATCAACATAGTTTTTCGTTGCAGCCTGTTGTGCCGTAGTTGGATCAGTAACGTTGTCTAGGGTAGTGTTAGTAAAATCTGCACTACCATTAACTGTTAAGTCACCGCCAATAGTAACGTTACCTGTAGTTGTTACACTATCTAAGTAACTGTCTGCCCAGTACGCTGATGCACTACCCAAGTTGTAAGCACTGTCTGTTGTAGGAATGAGTGCTGTACTGATCTTAGCATTGATAGCTACTGTGTCAGTATTAGCATCACCAATAACAGTATTACCATCAATAGTAACATTACTGTCAAACTTAGCATTGCCTGTTACATCAAGAGTACCAGCAAAGTCAGCATTAGCATCAGTGAATGTAACTGCTGTAGTTGTGTTACTCTTAAGTGTGAGGTTGCCTGAGTTGTTAGTGAATACTGCATATGTAGTTCCTGCATCTTTAAGGAAAACATCTGCACCATCTGCATCTAAAACTATATCACCTGCTACATCAAATGTCAAGTTACCTGCTGCTACAGTGTAATCGTTGTCTGTAATAGTAGTGTAGTCATTATCACCAATACTTAGTGTGTCAGCGTATACTGTACCATCAAAGTACGCATTTTTGTATTCTAGTGAAGATGTACCTAAGTCAATGTCATTATCTGTAACAGGTACAATAACACCATCTTGAAATCTTACCTGCTCTACTGCAACAGTGCTTACCTCAACAAATACACCATGACGATTATTGGCGGTATCTACAGCAATTTTATTTTTAGCATCAAGATCAGCAATCAGGGGTACGTAGGAACCCTCATCGGATGTACCGTCATGTTTGTGGCCTGTAGTACCTGTAGTACTGTGAGCAAAGGCATCTCTTAATTTATCGTATTCTGAATTAATCGGCGCTGCTCTAACTACTGCAGTAGGTATAATATCAGCTACTGATTGACGTGTATAACCTGACATATTTTATCTCCTATCCCCAAGTCCATATGTAATGGTCATAGCTTGAATGGTGTGGCTTGGGTCTGTACTATTTGTAACATAGCTGACTGACATAGATTTTGCAGAACCAACAATGTTAGTAGATTCTACAGGCGAGGGATTTCCATCGTAAATATCTGTTGCATCAAATGTAGCGGCATCGTAAAAAGCTGCAGCACCTTCAGTAGACAAATTGTAATCTGATGATACACTACTTTGTGGATTACCATAATCAAAGTCTACTGAAACAACTACATTAACTACACCCTCTGAACGCATATAAGTATCTAAGTCATAAAACGTTTTACGTACCGCAGGATCATCCATATAAAAGTAAGGTGTTTGATATAGGCTAAATATTTTATTACCGTTAAAGCTTGTGCCTACTTCTTGCCGATACACATAGCCCTCAGAATCCCCGTGTATAACAAACTCTTCATCGCCTATATAACCACTTGAGGCTGTCTTTACATCTACCCCTACAAGTTGACTATACTCAAACCCCGCGCCACCTTGCCCACTTCTACGTATAGAACCTAAAATACCCAAAGAATCTTGATCAGCAAAGAACATTCTAAACTGTGACTTCTTTTTTATTACTACTGCTGTTAGGGTAGCCAAGTCTTCCTGTGCTGTATACTTTTCAAAAATAGATTGTATTGGCTTAGAAAGAGTAGCAAATTCAATATCGCCGATACGATCTGTACCTGTGATAGGCCTTATACCATCAGGCGCTAGAAAAAGTACATCACCATTAAACTCTATAACAGTATCAGGTGCAACACATCCTATGTTAGATGTTATAGTTTCAACAGCAAAGTTAGCGATGTTATCACCAGTTAAACGTTTAATATTATTAGAGCCGAATATAAATAAATTATTACGAAAAGACTTAATTTGTATAATCTCAAAGCCTACATTAATAACACCCGCACCACTAGCAGGGGTCCAGTCTGTTTCATTTACGTTTGCACTGAAGTACAAGTTGTACGGCTCTGAACTATCACCACCTAAGAATAAATGATTGTTAAACGCTGCAGCTAAACTAGGCGCAGAGGGTACGCTGCCTGTATTAAGTTGTGTATAAGTAGTACCGTCCCACGTAGCGGCAGGGTTGACTCCATCCACAACAACAAACTTAGGTGTTCCCCAATTAAAACTTTCAAACCTAACTTTACTAACACCTGTCATTGTAGGTGAGCCTGAAGTGGTTATTGCTTGCCACCCTTTAACAGTAGGGGTTGATTGCACCGTACCTGTAGCAGAAGATGTACCGCCTGTTAAAACATTGCCTGTAGCAAATATATTATCTGGCAACTTACCAAAGTCAATTACAAGAGCATCTGCTGTTTTAGATATAACTGTACCTGTAGCTGCTACTGCAGTACTATCTCCTGAACTAACAACACCTGTTACAGTTTCACCTACTGTAAAACCAGATCCTTCACCCGTGCCCAACGATACATCATAGTAGTGATTGTACCAATGTAAATAATTATTTCCTGACGTGGGTTTACGTGCAGCAAAGATGCCTTGGTTAATACTTGCTGAAACATGTACTCCCAAAACGGGTGAATTAGCTAAACCAGTTAGTTCACCGTATGCTCGTGTGTATCCGCTTATACGACGATACCCACCATCAAGGGCGGGTTCATAATTAATCATACGTATAGCTGTACCTGAAAGCTGACCCCCCTGTGTAAGAGGATCTGTATTAATTACTAATCCTCCCTGACAAGGAGAAGCAAATGTACGCAGATTATCTGGCATTATTTAGTGCCTGTATTAGAGTTAAAATGGTATCCCGTTAAAACAGTAGAAGTCACATACATAGGTGAGTCTAGTAATAAACGCCGCATGTTATCAATACCATTCTCAAACTTCTGTTGATGTATAGCTCCACCTTGTTCATTTGCCCTAAACCGCATTAAGTACATAACTGCGCCATCAACTATGACAGTGTTAAACCTATCAGGAATAATACAAGTATCATTATACACAGTTAAGTCTGAAGGAAACTTCCAATAACGGTACTCTATTTCATACGCTTCATCAGGAAGAGGTGTTACGCCAAACTTAGTATCTTGTGTTTGGTAAACTATATTAGGCGTTGAGTAGCCATTTGTACTTGAAGCGTCTTCTATAGCGCGATGGTATCTAATGTAATCATTATAAGTTATTACGGGTAATCTTCCAGGATCATTACTTGTAGATACTAGCTTCTTAATGTAAAACGTATCCCAATCTGCCTTGGAGTAGTCAGAAGGAAAAGCATAAGTTCCTACACCTGAAGATAGTGTTTGAGTGTACGTCACAAGAGTAAAAGGCCACTCCTGTGAGGTTTGCAATATCTCTCTTATACTAGCATTTACGGCATCCTTAGCCAATGCTTGTAGGTTACGTACATCAGAGAAGCCATTGCCCCCTGTGTCTAACTGTACTTCATTCATGCGGCGAAGTACTTCATTTACAAGTGTTACATACGTAGCCATTAAAAAACCTTACATTTTAAATGTGCTGAAGGGCCAGCCTCTTGACAAAGCCAGCCCAACAGTCTATGTAATATTAAGCAGCGTTGTAACGTGCTGTTACAAGCGCTTCTGGGCGAAGAATTTTTCTACCGTAAAGATGCATACCGCGAACAATGTCAGCGAATGAATCAGGGTCACGATAGTTCTCGACTTTGTTGATCTGCTCAGCAGAAGCAACAGCATCGTCCTGTCCAGCAACGACAACACCATAGTTATCATCCTGTGCAGTTGCGCCTGAAGTGCCTGGTCCTGTACCCGCTGAAGGCAAGTTATTTGAAACGTATACACGGAAACCGTGCAAGTTGTTCAATACCAAGCCGTTCATCAAGCCAGAGCCACCCCAATCAGATTGCAATAGACGTGAATCTTCGTCTTTCAAGATCTCCATGAACACAGGGTCAACAACGATCCACCGTCCACGTGAGTCTACATTTGCTACATCCATTGTACGTGCCATACGTGCTACCACCGTTAGTGGTGAAGTCGTTGTGGTTGACAATGCAGTCGCGCCTGGAAGACGTGAGGTTAGTGGGATTGAGTCACCTGTTGTACCTGCAGATGCTGCAGTTGTGATGTGACCAATGTCAGCCATAGTAAGATGATTGGCAGTCAAAAATTCACCAGTCAAGTTACCTGCTGTGTCATGCTGTGCGTCGCCAGATGTTGTCGTAATCAAAACACCAGCAGTTGTGTGGCCTGACATGTATGACAGAATGTCTGCGTCCATTGCGTCCGCCATTTTATATGCTGCACGATCAGCAGCAAGGGAAACGTAATCAACACTTGAGAATTGATCTTCAATGTCATCCATTTTGAAAGCAAAGTAGTTAGCTTTGTCAATGGTGAGTGAGAAGTCCTCGTCATTCAGGTCTTCAACGCTGATAGCAGTTTTACGCTCAAGAGCGTTGACTGTTACGTCAGGCTCTTTCTGGATGCGAACTACATCACCTTGGTTTGCAATCTCGCCAAAATAAGAGTTGTTCGTGATTGCATTTGAGACAGCCGCCTTGCGTAGAGCGATCTGTGCTTGTTTGGAATAGATAATCGGGCTGAAGTTGCCGTCAAATCCAGTTTTGCCAGAGGCAAGTGCTATAGCCATAGTTAATTTCTCCTTATAGATATGGCGTGAAGTTTGACACTACATATCCACTAAAGAGGCTCATCATTTCAGGGTAGTCAGCTATGCATCAAGGATGGCCTTCCTATCAGCGCTGGGCCTTTACTCAGAGGTAGTTCTTTGTTGTGGCTAGTGCTTATAAAAGCATACACACTTATTTGGTGTATATACTATAGTTTTACTTATGATTGTTTTCTTGTCAAGTTATTTCTTAGATATATCATAAATAAACTTACCAGAGCGCTGAGCTTCCATAATCTCTTCCATGCGCTTCTCATATTCTTTAATAGACATTTTAGCTACTTGTGATTCTCGTATGTAACCCGCAGCCTCGTCGTAGTCAGGTGTAGCTGTACGCTTTGCCATCACAGAAGTTGCTGCACTTTTGTCGCTACTAGGTTTCTTAGGTTTAGACGAGATACCTTTGTCAACTTTATATAGGTCAATCACACGAGCTACAGACTTAGCGTCTTCTATGTTTTCATACAGAGCATCCTGCACCCACTTAGGCTGTTCTTTAGCCCAATCATGGAAAGTATCATCTGAACGAATAGCATCAAAGTCAGGATGTAATGCAGCAAGTTCAGCTTCAGCCTTTTCACGTTTAGCTACGATGCGTAACTCTTCAATCTCTTTTAGCCTACCGTCAAGATCAGATGAACGCTCTCTGGCCTTCTTATCTGCTATAGCTTCGACAATACCCGCTACATCAGGGTACTTCTTAGCCCAAGCTTCTACCTCGTTTTCTGACTTAGGTAGTACAAGCTCATTCTTAGTAGCTGCGTCAAGTTGCTTCTTTAGCTTTTCAATCTCTTCTTTATGTTGATCTGCTGTCTTCTGCATGTGACGCTGAATGTCAGCATATCTTTGCTTGAACGTCTTCTCTTCAGCACTTAAGCTATCATCGCTTTCTTGTGCTTCAGCTTTAGGTTCTTCTTTTTGTTTGGCACTACTCTCTGCCTGTACTGGCTCTGCGCTAGGCTTTGGGCTACGGGGTTGCGCTTCAGCAACTTGCTCTTCTTCTTCTTGTGCTTCTTCATCTTGAATAACACCTGCCTGTTTAAGCAGTTCCCTTAGTTCTGCCTCATCTTGTGCGACACGATTAGCATTACGTTGATGTGACGCAGAGTTAGTTTGTATTAATTGAGTTTCAACCATTTCTTACTCCTTATGTTGGGGCCAGTCGTAACTGGGTATCCTTATAGTTATATGGATCGGGTCCAATAATTTTAGGTAGAACCACTTGGGTTAGAATTATTTTGCTCATCTTCAGCAGTGTTTGTAGAATAGGATTTACCTTTATATTCAAAAGTACCACCTGCACCTTGTTCAGCACGTGCTGCTGCAAAGGCTTCACCAAAACTCTGGGAGCCTGAGCCACTAGAATCAGATTGAGTACCGTTACCAGAACTAGAGCCAGGCCTTGACCTTGGTCTTGGTGATTCATCTGGTGTAGTGTCGTCTGTTGTGTAAGACCCTGTATCTGGGTTATATGTATAACCCCTTGGAGCGGCATCTTCCATAGCTTTAATATCAGCAGGATCAGTAGGAACAATAAACTTAGAACCCGTATCACTTGGCTCTGTATCGACTCTTGATTTTCTACTATCTAATTCTGCTTGGTACATTTCTATTTGTTTTTGCGTGTTAGTTGTTCCTGCCAACATATTTATGCCAGCAATAATTGGTATGCTATCTATAAACGAAGAAATCTTGCCTTCTGTTGTCGATTTATCTTTAAGCCCTTGAATCCTACCTTCCAATTCTTCAATAGACAAATTGCTATAATCTGGAGGTTTTCTTTCTGGTGGGTCTTTATCATCTCTATCTCTAGAAGAATCATCAACTTTTTTTGCCTCTGGTTTAGTTTGTGTTCCTTCTGGGGCATAACCTGGCGGTATCATAGCCATAGGCTGTCCATTAAAAAACGGGATAGTAATTTTCATACCTTGATCATTTACGTACACACGATACTCTAGGCCACCAACAAAGTCAGGACCACTAGGTCTGAACTGTGTTATATCAGGTTGCTTGATATATTCAGGGAAGTTTAGACCTCCTGCTTGGAAACCCATAAGACCTCCTTGAGCAGCCCCTGTTTGAGTTCGTGATAAGTCTTGCAGCATCATAGCCGCAACCTCTTCATCCGAGATACCACTATCGCCTTCTACTTCAACAGGCTCCCCACCGATACGACCATTAGCTTCCATTTCAGACATACCAATCTTGGCCTGTTCACGTAGATCCTCAAAGAACTTCATGCCATAGTAACGTAGAACATCAGCAGGGACAACATATTCACCTTCACTTAACATTGCAGGTATGTCATCACGTACTTCTTCTGGTAGAGAACCTGGCGGTACTTCATTGCCTGACACAGGGTCTACTTGATTGCGCCGTGTCTTAAATACTATTTCTGTTTGATCGTCTTCATTTAATGCCATTAACTTTGTCCCTTAAATACATGAGTCTACGTAAAGCACGTATACCTCCCTGTGTTTGGTATATATCATTTACATTCTCAGACTGTTCCAAGCGTTTGTGTAATTCTGCTATTTGATTATTAATCTCTTCACAGAATGCGTCCCATTCTTGTTTATTATTTACGAAAGACTTAAGCGACATTACCTGAGAATCCTTGTTCTCCTGGTGCTGGTGCTACTCCTGTACCTATAGTTCCGCCACCTGCTCCTGTCTGATCTTGTGCTACCGCACCTGCTGGTAATGCTGCACCTTCTTGTCCTACTGGCGCTGGGCCACCCGCAGCTTCAGGCGGTGGTGGAGCAGGTTGTTGGAACCCTTTAAGAATCTCAGCTTGGATAGCTGCATCCTGCATAGAGTTAGTAACTTTATTAGGATCAAGGTCCATGCTCTTAGCGATCTCACGAATGATGTAATCCATCTTAGCAAAGGGTGCTAGTGCTGGGTTCTGTACTACACCCAAGAATTGCATTAGGCGCTGGGAGCGTACTTCGTTAGCCATCAAGCTCTCAGTACCGTTAGCCATAACCTCTAGGTCACCCTTGATGTCTTCATCATAGTCAAACTGCATGTTAAATGCGAAGAATGCACGACCCATAGGTGCTAATAGATAGTCATCTACATTTTTAACAACAGATCGTATAGAGCCATTAGCTGCAGACATAAGCATACTAATACCAGAAGCAGTCCTTCCCACTCCCGATACACCCGTCTGACCGTGTGCAAACGATGGAAAACCCGTGGATTCATCAGCTAATACCCTTGCTTTATCAAATAGTTGCATATTCTCAGCAGCTACATTGGGGAACTTGGTACCAAAAATGGCCTGTCCTGGTGCGCCGCCTTGTCTACGGAAGACCTTGCCTGGGTACACAGATAAGTCTTGGCCTGGTACTAGGTTGGTTTCATCTATCTCAATCAGTAGATTACCAGATAATACAGCATTGTCAACAGCCATTCGCATGAAACCGTTCATCAATGTTTGTGTATCATCCATATTCTCTGCAATACCTACACCAAAGAAGCTGTATGGGTTATGCTCGTATGGTACAGCATAATAAGGAATACGTGATGGCTTAAATGGATTTAGTACACAACGGATGATCTCACCGTTAACAATCCATATATTAGCATTTACTTCTGGTAGATCACGTAAGTCACGTGGTATGTTAATCCCATTCTCTTCTAGTAAATCTGTATCAACAAAGCCCCAGAACTCTAACACCTCCCAGCGCTCACTGTCAGAAGGACGTGTATCATCATCCTCCATCTTCATTTCCCAGTGCTTACGCACATAGTCAGAACCTTTATCAATGGCTAGCTGAATTGAGTCATCAATAAAGTAAGGACGCCCACGTAGAGCACGTAGCTGATTACGGGACATCTTGTGACGCTCTACTACATACTCTGCGTCATCCATGCTTGTAGATTCAGGATCAGGATAAAAGTTCCACACAGATACGTGATTAGTAGAAGGAACAGTCTTGATTAAAGGATCGTAGTCACCCTCTTCATTCCAGTTAGGATACTCTTTATCTACAGCAAACGGACCCTTCATAACACCCGTGCCTAGCAATGCCATCTCAAATGCCATGCTACGTAAATGCTTTGATGCTCCGCTTTCATTTAGTTGATCGTGTATTTTCTTTTCCATCTTCTTAGCTGCTACCATAGCAGGATGGAAGGTAACGCTTGTAGGTGTAGTGCCATCACCCTCAATAATCTTGTCGCTTACAGGGGTTAGCTTTCTTTCAAGGCCACCCAAGCGCTTCATAAGAGAAGTACGTGTTTCACCAGGTTGTAGCTTTGTATCAGGACCAATCAAGTAAGGCTTAGGTAATTCTGCGCCAAAGGCTTCTGCTAGTGCTCCTTGCGCTGGGCCAGCATTAGGATCAACGTTAATGTGTACGGATTCTGCTACACCATCAGGTAAAACAGAAGGTTCTACAGATAAAGGAAACTTGTTGTTTCCAAAGAGTACATCTACAATCTGCCCATACGCTGCAAGAGTTTTTGTCTTAGTAACCTTGACAAACATCTTAGATTTTTCACTAGACGTAAACTGTACCTCTGGACCATATATGCCACGGTAGTTTCGATAAGAGCGTAGCCAGCGTTCCTCATCACCTAGTCGCGCATCCTCTGCACGTTTAAAGCGATCATTTACGAATGTTACAATGCCGTTCAAGCTAGCAAACATATTGTCTTCACTAGATTCTGCAGCTACTACTTCGTCTGTCTCAAAGGAAAGATCGTCTATTTCTGCCATTGCTTAGTATCCCAACTATTATGTTTATTATGTTTAGCTAGATTCATGCTTGCTGGCAGAATAGCTAAGTTCCACGGAACATGAAGTCCACATACATCTACACCTTGTAAGGGTATTATATGATCCACGTGGTGTGCTTTTCCTGTACGTTCTGTTATTTTAGCACAGGCTTTGTATATCGTATTTATATCATTTAACTGTTTCTCAGTCAACCAAGAAGGTGTAGCTTTTAGTTTAGCGGCTCTGCGTAAGTTAATACTAGAGTTGTATTGGCCTTTATTCTCTAAGTAATGCTTCCTTCTATATGCTTGCCTGTACTCTTTATTATTAGCGTACCAATCTGAAGCCCTTTTAATAGCTGCTTCTTTATTGTTAGTGTAATGAGACTTGCTTTTGTTAGCACTACAGACCTTGCAATAAGAAGTATGTCCATCCTTTTTAGACTTGTCTTTATAGAACAAATCTAAAGACTTAGAGTTATTACACTTAATACATTTCTTCATTGTATCAATAGCCAAAAGTTGAGTCTGACATCTGAAAACCTGCATTCTGCTGAGTGGGCGAAAAGTCCCATATTGAGCTACGGGGTCTAGTCATTATACCATACCTTAATGCATCATATAAGTGGTCTTCTGCATTTGTGTCTACGTCTTCAGGGTTCTTCTTGTCTAAGGGTATTGAAGGTATCTGTGCTATAGTGTTAGTGCAGGTGGAAAAGAACACAAGGCGAGGCTCTTCAGTGAACTCATCCACCTGCAAACGGCGGTGTATCTCATTCTTACCTGCAACCCTTGACCCACGAGAGCGATCTGATGGACGCCATCTGCATCCCTTCATATTCATTTGCTCTGCTAGTGAAGGGCCAGTGTCACCTCTTTTATGCCAGAGGGAAGAGTCCAACACGCCGTACCTAATAGTTCCATCTTTATATTCTGCTTCTAGTATCATATCAGCTAAATCTGTAGCCGTAACCTTAGAACAATATAACTCTCTGTAGACAACCAACTGCTCACTTGGTGTGACAGCGAACCATAGTACTCCTGTATAGGAGCCGTAACCATAGTCGCAAGCTCTAAACTTAGGCCAGGAGTCAGGGATGTCGATAGGCTCAACAACGTGTATACTTCTGTTAAATTCAGGGAAAGCTGCTCCTTCGTTAATATCCCAGTTACCCTCTAGTAGTTGCTTGCGCTGGTGCTCTGGAAGCGAGAGTAGCATTGCTTCGTAGTCACCAGTGTCTGCTAGATAAGGGTTGTCAAACAGACTAGCAGGAATAAACCTACGTTTAAATAGGGGTTGCCCTTCACGACTATGACCAACAGGAAACCTAATAGTCTCACCTGTTTCTATGTTTGTAGCCCAAAAGGATTTACCTGAAGGCGCTGGGTCAATAAACATTTTTTTAACCCACTGGTGCCCATTTCCCCCGGGATTGGTTGTAGCCCTCATGTACAAGCCTAGCTCTGTTGATGCAGACCTCAAGCGGCTTCGCATGTAGTCCCACGCATAGGGGCTAGGCCACTGCGTAAGCTCGTCAAAGCCTATCCAATTAAACGCTTGACCTTGGTAGCGAGTGACGTCCATGTCTTTGTCGAGATAGGACATCCATAGTCTGCCCCCTCTGGGTGATACCCATTGAGACTTTCGTTCAGACCATTTGATATTGGGTATAGCCTTGGGATAAAGCTCTTGCGATTTTTGAATAAGTTCACGTAGTTCTTCCGTTGTATGTCGTACAAGTAGACCACTAAAGTTAGGGTCATTTAAACCGTGGAGTGGGTCAGCTAACATGGCATATGACTTACCGCCACCTGCTGCCCCTCCATAAAGTACTTCCCTTTCAGATGCGCTTAGGAAGTCTGTCTGTGGACCTGGGTTAGGCTTAAACACTACTTCTTGTGCAGTGTCAACATCAAACTCAGGTGCTTTTACTTCAGCAGGAATACGCTCTACAAGTATAGGCTCACTCTTCTGGGGGTATGATTCTGTATGCGCCGATACTTTCTTCTTCGAGCTTCTTGATTTCCTGTAACGTCTTTTCGAGCCTCCTGGCAAGCTTGCGTTTAATTGAAGCTGCTTTCTTACGTCTTCGCTCAATGTCTACCCTTTGCTTTAAACCCGTTGTTGAGATATAACGGCCTGTCTGTTTAGTTAACCATATAGCAACTTCTTTGTAACTATACTGTTTTATGTGCCGCTTTGCAAGTTCTAATGCTTCTAACTCATGTGCTATTGGGTCTAATAGTCCTTCATTCTCAGGGTGTACTCTGTAGCCAAATGGCACGGTGCTTGTTGATCTCGCTATTACGTGCCACTCTCTCTCCTCACCTTTGTGTGGTTTGGGTAGCTCCCAATACCCCAAAGATTCACGGTTCATTTAATTACTCGTTTTTACCTTCCTTTGATGGCAGTATAAATACGCCACCACTACTCGACCCCACATCGATCTTATCAACTTTACCAAGCCCTGCACGATCAAGTAAATCTTTTGCTGCCGCCATCTTATCACGTATACCTAGTTCAGTAGGATCGTACAAAGCATTAGTCATAGCCATTGCAGCTTTAGGTGCTGTACGCGCAAACCATGTACGTGTTTTATCCGCTATTTCATCCTTAAGAGATTCAACAATACTTGTAGTAGATGAACCCTCACCATACCCTGCAAGTTTCTTAGCTGCGACAACATCTCCGTTGGCCTCATCAAATAAGACCTCTAAAAACTTTTGTTGCTTTTCTGTTAACTGTCTTGCCATTACCTAGTTCCTAACCACACAAATCCAAACAAAGCGCCTGAACAAAGTATAAACAATATAATACCTAAAGTCCACTCTATTATTTTTTGTTTAATTTCCATTTGCCTGTGTTCGTGTTCTCTCTTCTGCTTACGTAAGTCTGCTTCTATCTCTAGTATTTCTTGCCACTTTGATGGGCCATACATAACCGATATGTAGTCTTTTAGCTCCTGCCTCATGGAAGCAGCCTTCTGTTTGGCTGCAAAGATTTCCATAGCTTGAGCCTGTACTCCACCACCCAGTGCTTTGTACCACGGTGGCTTTTGGTTTTGGCGATCTGCAAACTCTAAGTCTGCTATTGCACCTGCCCACTTAGAAAGCTGACCGCCCATATCCTGCAGATCTTTGCCAACGGCTATGCCTTTTTTTAAAGCGTTGAAGGCAATAGTGGCCCCGCTAATTATAGTAAATGGGTCCACAAGCCTCTCCCTCTTGCTAGACTATTCTTCGTTTACAACTCTACGTATGTCGCCACGGTTAATCCCTATGTCTCTCAGATCTCTGTCTGACATAGCGTATAGTTGCATCATGGCAATACGCCGATTCGCTTCCTTCTGCCTTGCTTCAATTAAAGCTTTAAACACTTCAACCAACCAAGTCTTAAAATTAACGGCCCACTTTGATGATTCAGAAATTATTAGTTCCATGTCCATTCTCCTTGTTGTTAGGACGCTAGCTCTGCTAGCATTATGAACATAGTTATACTAAAATACTGGGCCTTTTGAATTGCTATATTGGAATACCCGTTATGAAATTCTAACGGGATTATAATGCTCTTCTACAGATATTGTGACACCCATAGTACCGCCACCATTAAATACAGTTATCCTGTCACCTGAATGTAAGTGCAACCTATCAGATGTAATCATATTGTAAACATCATTACCTGAAATAGATTTGTTATTAACTATAGTATAGTATGCGTTATCTTCTTTATGATACCACTGAATAGAAACATTATCTGTAGATGAACCCCCGTTACTTACATGAAGAAAGGTAATTATAGCATCATAGTTATTAGGGCAGGTGTATAAAGTTTGACTACTTGCCCCACCTGCAGTAGCTGTAACAGCAACACTTTCAGTTGCTGTGTTATAAGTTAAAGCTACCATATTATTTTTTCTTTAACGTTTTTTTAACGGTCTTAACTACCCAAGCCTCATTTACATCAGGTGTATCGGGATCATCAGCGATGAAATGTCCATTTTTGTCACGTGCTCGTACCATTTCCAGAGTTTCTTCATATTCAGGTTCCTCCTTCTTGGCTTTCTTAGCACTTGGCTTTTTAGGCGCTGCTTCTACTTCTTGACAGATCCTAGTTACGTTAGGGTCTTTACACTGTACGTTACCATAGGCATCTTCTGCCGCTGATTGATTACCAAAAGAATCCCTAACACAACCAGCTTCATCTACTGTGTAACCGTGTGCTTCTAGTGCTTCTTGGTATTTATGATAAAACTTGTTTGACATTAACTGCTCTTCTTCTTTTTCAGAGGGCGCTCTGCTGGGTTAGACGCACCACAAGCTAGACCACCATGTCCGTAGCCCATACGCTTTTTAGCCATGCCGCCACCCATCATGCCCATCTTCTTCTTTTTAGCCATACCACCATAGCCGTAGCCCATCTTCTTAGCTACTTCTGGTGCTTCTTTCTTTAATGCTTTCATTCCTTCGTTCATCATTCCACCTTTGTTCATGTTGTTGTGATAACCTGTGTAGTTGCAATGAGAGCAACCCTTTCCTTTACACTTAGGACACTTAGTCTTAGCCATATTACCGATCCTCTAAGCTACTACAAAGTCTACATGCTCACCCTGTCTCTGAGGGTATATCTTATTCATGTTATGCGGGTGATACGTATATGCATCCGTATATTTATATTTTTCTACTTTTTTATCTATGGCTTTAGCAGATTCCTCTACACGCCTAGTAGCCTCATTTTGTTGAGGCACCTTATCGAAAGGCATTTGAGGTAACGGCAAGTAGCCTAACAAACCTAAGTTTACATCCATACGTTTAACATTGCAACTACAAAAGAAGCCATTGCACCAAACAATACAATACCAGGAAAGTATTCATATACCCACTTAGCTGACTTCATAGTAATCTCTCTCCAGTTCTGTCTTTTTACCCAGCGCCCCATGTCCCACAACAAACTAGCTAACGTATATGCTGAACCTATTATGTTCCACATGAAAGTTACAAACGTTTAGTTATTGATGTAGGTATGTCTATAATAGTGTAGCCCTCTTTGTCTTTGTACACTTCAGGCTTAGGTTTCTTTTTCTTAATGTACTTCTTATCTACTGGCACATCCCCTAGCTTTCTAGGTAAAAGATGTTGGAAGTTTCTAGTGTTAGAACCCATTATGTTCTTGTACTTCATTTTACTTCTTACCCTTCTTTACCACGCCACCCCTAGCGGCTCTAAACTTAGCGGTCTTCTTTGCGATGCCTTTAGGTTGAGCCACATGCTGCTTACCTGCCTTCGTGCCTTTTCGTTTAGCTCTGGTTGTAGCGGCATACTCACTGCTGCTAAGAGACTTAATAGCCTTAGCAGGTAAGTAACGCTCACCAGTAGCATCACTGCCTTGCGTAGAGGGTTTACCACTCTTAGTACGCCAATCTTGTTTAGTCCATGCCTTGAGAGACTTCTGGGGAGCCTTCATGATGTGTAGCCCCCACCTTTAGCTTTATACTCTTTAGCTACCATCTGAGCTTTACGTGCTGACCACTGACCAGGCTTACCACCCTTGTCACCTGCTTTATACTTTGCAACAAGCTTCTTACGCATAGTAGGCTTAGTGTAGTTACCTGCAGCGTTTACTGTGGAACCACCCTTACTGTAACCACTGGCATAAATAGCTCTACCTTGCTTTTCAGCAGCAGCCTTGGTCTTGTAGACTTTACCAGTCTTACCCCAGCGATAACCACCTTTTACTTTTTGTACAGGCATTACGTACTAACTCCCGCTTTAACTTTGTGGCAGCTAGGTATAGCAATCATGCCTTGCTTCGTTAGCGCCTCACCAAAAGCTATAACATCATCTATACAAGCTTGCTCTGTAGCAAAAGGCTGACTCTTTATCATAACCTTACAAGAGAATACTGTAGGGTCAGAACAAGCTAACATAATTGCAAGCCACATCACCACTTCACTTTATCTGCCCAGTATGCTGCTGACATCTTTCCTTTAGATATATTCTTAGCATGGCGAGCCTTAAAAGACTTGCGCCTAGCTTTTTGTTTAGCTGTAGAGGGAGACTTTCCTGCTCCACTAACACCTTGCTGACCAAAGCGGATAATCTTTTCTTTGCCATTCTCACAAGCCTTTACTACGTGTGACTTAGTTTTATGCTTAGGAGTACGCTTAGGTTTGTTACAAGCCATACTCTTCTTGGATACAGGTTTAGCCATACTCTCGTTCTCGCTCTGGGTCTAACACTTCATCCCTACTGAGATGCCCCTCTAAATACATAGCTCTCTCTACGTGATCTAACGTGTACCACTCACCAGTGCGGGAGTATATAGCTTCTCTAACGTAGAACACATCTGACTTAGGTATGTGCACCTTACGCATAGCAGTAGGGTCATTGTTAGCAAGAGCATCATAGAAGTCTGTTAAAACATCTTCACTTGCATATAGTTGTACAGGTTTGTTAGGCATTGTCAAGAAAAAAGATACATGTAAATACGTAAAAAAAGTACGTACTGCAAGTAGCTACAGGCTACACTGTAAACGTTACAGAGAGGAGGGAGAGGAGACACACCGTTACAACATAACTGTATCTACTCACAGTACGTAGTCACATAGTATTATTACTTATTATGTTTTGTGACTAGGTGTAGTATAACATTAATGTTAAAACTATGTCAAGTACAAATATTAATATTATTACTAATATAAGTAAATTATTATTATAGTTACTATAGTATGTTTTAACTATTATAGTTTTTACTATTATTATAGTTACTATAGTATGTTTTAACTATTATGTGTAACTACTCTTAAGTGTTATTACTTAATAAAGTTTAAACTATTATGTTATACTTACCCCCTTTCCCCCATAGTTATACAAATTGTCAAGCCCCTGTCAAGTCACTTTTCTGTAAACCTATACTTAATAGTCAGGAAAGTTATGCTTTTTAGCCATACCCCCTAGTTGTTAGACTTGAATACGTTAACATAACCAGGCAGAACCTGTAAGTTCCAAGGCACATGTAACCCACAGATGTTCTCACCTCTTAGTGGTACTATATGATCTACGTGATAGTCTTCACCAGTAATAGACCTACAGTCACGCATTAGTTCATACGTATCTGCTATCTGTTGTTTATGCTCTTTGCTTAACCATTTAGGTGTAGCTTGTCTGTTGCGGCGATCACGTAATGCGTTATTGCGTTTCTTACGGTGCCTACCTTCAGGTGTGTTTTCATAGTGTCTATTGTTAGTACGCCTACAGGTTTTACATTTAGCGTAGGGGACTTTGTAAGTACTACCGTCTTTACGCTTACGGTTACGCATGTGGTACTGGGATAAAGGCTTCTCTTCTTTACAGGTACTACATGTTTTAACACCTGTTGCTAAAGCAGCCTCACGTTCTTGTTCTGCTTTCTTGCGCCATTCTTCTTGTATCTTTTCTATAGCACCGCTTTCTATATACTCTGCATACCAAGCTTCCCACTTTGCTTTGCCAGCTTCCTGCCTCTCTTCGGGAGAAAGTTTTGGTTTACGTACTCTATTTAGCCATTTCTCCCGTGTTAAGGCTATTTTAGAGCGATTCTTAGAAGAATATTCTCTTATGTACTCTCTTCTACAAGCCTTACATCTACCTGTAGGTACTTTATCGCCGTTAGCTTTAGTACGCTTATCAAACTTGTCTAACTCTTTTGTTTCATTACATACTGTGCAGCTTTTCATGTTTTCCTCCTTGGTGTGCATATAGTTATACTCATGTGTATACATATGTCAATAGGGGGGTGTGACACTTTAAAAAAGCTCGTGTGTGTATTTGTACATATACGTATTACGTACCCACCCCGTATGGCCCCCGTGCCGCATCGACAGATATAGCTAAGCTGCTGAAAACATTGAGCTTTCTACTTCTAGTTGTGTCCCGGATTTAAATACAATTTTATTCTAGCTAGTAAATATACTGCTATGTTGTTGTTTTTATTATGTTTTACTAGTGATATGGCTTCACTAGTTTTGTATATATGTAAAAAAAGCATATCCCTATTTTGGCTTGTGATCACAAACAAAAGAGACGTGCACGAAACACATTTATGTGATCACAAAATAGTAATACTCTTTTTTGTCTACTCATTATTTGTGATCACATTTCCAGTACAACCAATGCGATACCTTAGCACAACCTGAAGTAGAGCTTATATAGTAATACTGTGCATGTTGTGCTTTTAAAGCTAGACTTATCTTACTCACTACTAAAAACATTAATGAAAACAATAGCTTATAAAAAAGTTGCATAAAAAGTAAAAAAAGTGCTTGCAATATTCAAAACAATCTGTGCATAGTTATTACATCGAAAGCGACAAGAAACAAACGCACAAGATAAGACCTAGCAAAGTTTCAGCGTCCTAAGCGATCAGCACTCTTGAAAGAGACTTGCACAAACTAAAAACTGAAAGACTAAACGCAACACAAAGGAGACACACGAACCGGACACACGATAGATACTGACACACCTTGTATCGACGTTATTTGACATAGCAGCCCTGGCTGACTGGGTGAGGTGCGCCCGGCTGCAACCTATACTGTGACGGTATGACAGTATAATCCTTGCTAGGATAAGGTATAGACTTAAGCGTACCCTTGGTGGCAAACACATCTGACAAATGTGCTACCTACCTTGACCGATAGGTGGCAAACGGCGTGACGTGACATCATATAGATGTAGTCTCACAATGGGCGTCCAAGGCTGAAAGGGTGCGTGTGATCTAAAACGTAGCACGATTAATGCAAAAAACTTTCTTGACAGATAGGCGCTATATGTGCCTATTCTCAAGACAGTTAAACGAGAGGTGAGACAATGCAACAAGTACACATTAGCAAAATGACGGGTAAGCTTGACGGGTTCAAAGCCATCAGCACCAACACAATCACCAATGATTACTGCAACAAGCAACACATCAAAGGCAAAGCCACGGGTGACAATATATGTGGTGACTGTTACAGCCACGCTATGCTCAATACGTACCGCAAGAATATGCAAGCTGCGTTGCAACGTAATAGCGATTTATTGTCCAGTAGACCATTGGAACCGCAAGAGATACCAAGAGTGACGGACGCAATGTTCCGCTTCAATGCACACGGTGAGCTTATCAATATGCAACACCTAGAAAATCTCATGGCAATAGTGCAAGACAATCCTTGGTGTACCTTTGCCTTATGGACTAAGCGAGTTGACCTAGTGTTCCGTTGGCTACGCAACAATGACAAGCCAACAAACTTAAACCTGATATACTCAAACCCTAAGAAAGGACACATCATGTCCAAGCCACCAAAGGGATTTGACAAGACGTTTAACAATGTACAAGAGGATGAATTTGTTGACCGACAAAACTGTACAGGACAGAAATGCAAAGATTGTCGCTTGTGTTATACTTTCAATGACACAAGAACCATTGTTGAAAAAGTTAAAAAGTATTAACTTGACAACTAAACTTAACTATGATCCAACTTAATCGAACAGCAAAGGAGATACACATCATGTTCGTACTATTCGCAACCAAGCCACTCAATGATGGCACCAAAGGATTCCGTTTCAACTTTTGCGGCAAGAAAGGTATCGTTCGCTTCCGTAAACGGCGCAGTGCTTGGCACTTAGGCTACCGCAAAGGTAAGTGCACAAATATCCTAGAGGTATATCCCTTGTATATCTCACTAGAGCAAAAGCAAAATCGGTTCAACCTTGAGCGCAAGCTTCGCCACTTTGCAGGGTAATACTATGGCTAAACTGGACTTCAACAACATTGTGGTACGTCATAACGGGCGTACCATATCCATCGCCCAACATTGGGAGCAAACCGACGAAGGTTACTTCTTGAACACACAAGAAATACTTGACCTTGGCACATCAGGATCTGACTATGAAGCTGATCCCATTAGGTTTAACGGTACAGTTGACGATCTAATCAATGCCTTACAAGCTATCAAAATGGAGATTGACCAATGACGCTTAGAGAATTGACACAAGCTTTGGCAAATCATGATGACGTGCGCTGGGGCAATGATGGCTACCGTGTACAGTGGGAACATTTACCTGATGGACCTGCTATCACCATAAGATGCACAGCCAATGGTTTTGGTGGTGCGATGGCTAATAGTGAAATGAAAGACTGCTACATTAAGGAGACACAATGAGCAAAGACTTCACAGTGGAACTCGCAAAGCAACGAGGTGTTGCTGAGGTAATAGTCAAACTGCGCGGTGGACACATAAGTGTGCTGCATTGTGAGACAGGCAAAGTTTTAATTGAACGTCCCGCATATGAAGGTGATTGGGATAAACTATGGCTAGCATTGGAGGGCAAGCAATGACAACCTTTACAAAGAAAGAACAGATACTTTTACTTGTGGCTGACTTGGGTTGGGATTACGACAGGATGTCCAGTTCAGGACGGAAAACATATGACGAGCTATGCAATCTTTTGGGGATAGAATGATGGACGCTCCGTTAGCAATACAGATATGTGAACAGCTAGTCATGGCTGAACACGATGAAGAAGTAGAAGCTTGGCAATATCTGATCGACACAGGCTTAGCGTGGCAACTACAAGGGTGGTACGGACGTACTGCCCAGCGCCTAATCAACGATGGGTACTGTACGTATACAGATAGAGCAGATGAGAGGAGACAAAGTAATGACTAAAGGTATCGTATTATCACTGTATGACTACACAGGCGAAGCACTAAAGCCGTGGGCAGAAGCAGGGTATCAGTGTTACGCCTTCGATATACAGCATGAGCATAACATTGAAGAATACCATGAGTATGACAGTGGCGGTAGCATAAGTTACATACACATGGATCTCTGGAATAGTAGCAACATATCTAAGCTACATGAATGGTTTGAATATGATAATGTAGTATTTGGCATGGCCTTCCCTGTCTGTACAGACTTAGCTGTATCAGGTGCGGCACACTTTGCACGTAAAGAAAAAGAAAATCCAGGATTTCAAACCAAAGCAAGCAACCATGCTCGCTGGTGCGCTGATCTATTCGATGCGCTGGGTTGTCCTTACTTCATAGAAAATCCAGTCAGTGTCTTAGCTACCAAGTGGCGCAAGCCTGACTACTCGTTCCACCCTTATGAGTATGGCAATTACATACACGACGATGAAGCAGAGCATCCACGCTGGCCTGATTATATCGCAGCCAAGGATGCGTATCCTAAGAAGACATGCCTATGGACAGGCAATGGTTTCACTATGCCTTGGACTGACCCTGTTGAACCTGAGAAGGGACACAGTAGGCAACACTTGAAGCTTGGTGGTAAATCTGCTAAGACTAAGAACATACGCAGTGCAACGCCTCGTGGCTTCGCTCGTGCAGTGTATGAGTTTAACAGTATGGAGACAATATGATGGAACTTAAAGTTAATGGAAGAGACTTCCCTGATTTAACAGCATCAAACGTAGAGGACATGCTTGGCGTATTACCTTATTGGGTAGGCGAGTACATCCTATACGGCTGGAAAAAAATGGACATCGTAGGTTTTATGACTGACCGCTACGGCTTTGGTGAGCTATACAAATTCAAGGGTGAGGTCTTACCAAATGGCACATACAAGTCTGAAGATGATCCTGACCTACCGTATGTAGCAAGAATGAATACGCCCAGTGGCAATGTTTACTTCTACGAATACGCTATGCTTGCACTGCCATTACCTGATGGATCACATTTTGTAACAAGGATGGACTAACACAATGATAACACTTGTCGTGCCTATAGTATGTTGGTTTCTGCTGATACTTACGATGGGGGTGCTAGCTACTATAGGCATGGACGTAAAAGAGTTTGACACAGTAGGTATATTTTTTGTATACCTGCAAATAGCAACAGTAATACTAGTAATACGCTGGCTTAAGAGGAGAAGAAGTAATGTACAGAGTTCTGTATTACGATAACAATCACAAGCTTATCTGCTGGTACACTACACCAAAGAAGCTTGAAGCAGAAAGACTTGTAACTAAAACAAGACACTGGTATTCAAAACTTGAGGAGATAACAAATGCCTAAATATAATGTTGAACACCTAGCTAATATACACAAGTACCACAATGATCTGCAAAGACAAATAGATGACGCAGATTGGATAGGTCAGTATGAAAGTGTGGATTACCTACGCAAAGAGTTAGAGCTAGTAAAGGAAAGCATGAATAATGGTGACGTTTATTATCCATTGTTTTGATGTAGTACTGAGATGGCTTATCCCTTTATATATCCTGGCTCCTTTCATTTATATCTTCTTGGTATACGTAGGGGCATTATGAAGGTACTCGTTCCACTTGGGCGCTACGCCAAAAGAATATTAACAGCACTGAGCGTTCTACTGAATGTGCTACTAGGAGGGAGCAATAACCAAACGTTCAGTGCAAGGAACCACCAATGGCAGAGAGATGGAAAGCCTAACATTGTATACTTCATTGACTTAACTCTAGGTAAAGGTCATTGTGTAGAGTGTTGGGTGTACTGGAAAGTGAGGAGAAAATGGTAAAACTACCCAAGAAGTCAGCCACAGTAGGTGACATCGTTAGCTTTTACTTACGCAGCGATCACTTCGCTAGGCTGTCAGGCGCTACACAAAAGCAATACGAGCATCACTTAGATGCTGCACTAGATACACGTGTCTTAGGTAAACGCATAGAAGACTATCGTGCTCGTTCACTTAAGGCACAGCATACTAACTTAGCCTATCAAAAGTGGCTAGACAAAGGCATACGTACAGCTAACTACCGCAAGGCTGCACTGAGTACAGCATGGAAGTATTGCATGAGGCTAGACATCATGGAGAACGATCCTGTTAGACTTATCAAAGCTGAGACAGACACGCCACGCAAGGTACGCTGGACACGGGAGCAGGTACATACCTTCCTTAACACTGCATACTCTGACTTCAAGTGGCGTAGCATAGGGCTAATCGTACACATGGCATACGATCTAGCTCAACGTGTAGGTGATATGCGTCTTCTGACATGGGATAAAGTAAACCTTGATGCCCAGCGCATAGACCTAACACAAAGTAAGCGTGGAGCAGACGTTCATTTACCTATCTCAGAGGCGCTGACAGCTATGCTACAGGCGCAGAAGGAAGACTTTGGGTTTCAACCCTATGTAGCACCCAAAACCAAGCCTGTAGCGGGATCTTATGCGCCGTACCCAGTAGACCAAATTGATGGTGCAATCAATGAAGTCAAGGAAGCTGCAGGACTACCAAAGAATATCACTGCTATGGATCTACGCCGTACTGCTATCACTGAGATGGTAGAGGGTGGCGCAGACTTAGCTCAAATCATGCAGGTCAGTGGTCACGCAGATCCTGGATCAGTTAAACCTTACCTAGTAAACACATTCAGCGGTGCTAAGAACGCATTATCCAAGAGGCATAAACTTAATGAAGAACATTAAGAACTACATAGAAGGTCTTGATCTTAAAGAAGGAACACAGCATCGTGCTACCTGTCCTTGGTGTGGTGGTAAGAACACATTCACTGCTACAAAGACAGACGGTACTGTGGTCTACAACTGTTACAAGGTTAGCTGCCAGCTAAAGGGTGCTACCAGTACAGGCATGACAGCAGAGGAGATCATAGGTAGATTACGTCCTCACGAAAACAAAGAGGAGCAAGAGAAAGAGTTACTTACTTTGCCTGAGTATGTGGTTACACCCAGCGCAGAGCATACTCTACATAAGAAGTTTGTACAACGGTGGGACTTAGAGTATGAGAGCCTGATGTATGACGTGAAAGATAGACGTATTGTCTTTCCTATTCGTGACAAGGGTAGATTGATAGACGCAGTAGGACGTGCATTAGACGGGGCTATACCTAAGTGGTATAGATACTCTGGTATAGCTGATGTATACAAACGTACAATAGGCAAGCCCGGTGGTGTAGTTTTAATAGTTGAGGATGTCATAAGTGCAATCACAGCAGCTAAGCTTTATCCTGGTTTGACAGGCATGGCTATCCTTGGTACATCATTAGGTGCTGCACAAATGCAACACTTGGATGGTTTTTATAGGGTAATCGTAGCGCTTGACCCTGATGCTGCACACAAGACCTTGACATACAAGAGAGAGATAGAGGCATGGACAGGGTTAGACACAAGAGCGTTAAGACTTGACGACGACTTAAAGTATAAGGTACACTCTGACATTGTAAAACTTAAGGAGATGTTATGATTAAGGCAACATACATAGATCACATGGGCAGTGACTTGTCTGTAGTAAACTCTGCTAGAGTTAGCTTTGGTAAAAAGTCTGACTGGGTGCCACGTGTACACAATGGAGAAGCTAAAGTTCTACAACAGAAAGACAATAAGCTAATCTGGTATCTGGCAGAGCATAAACACATGTCACCCTTTGGTCACTGCTTTGCAAGCTTCCATGTCAAGGCTCCTATCTTTGTAGCTAGGCAGTTGGTGAAGCATAAGTTCCTACGCTGGAACGAGATAAGTCGTAGGTATGTGGACGAAGAGCCTGAGTTTTATGTGCCTGATGTGTGGCGTGGACGTAGTGAAGACAAGAAGCAGGGCAGTGAGGGTGAGGTGAAGATTGAAGACTATATGATTGAACTAGCCTTCTTAAAACCAAACACAGGTAAAGCTGTAGCAGCCTCTAAAGAGCCTCACAATGCATGGAATACATACGATCAGATAGAGAACGATTACGGAGGATTGATGGTTTTATATACAGGTCTTCTTGACATGGGAGTAGCACCAGAGCAAGCACGTATGGTCTTGCCACAGTCTATGATGACAGAGTGGTACTGGTCAGGTAGCCTTGACGCCTTCGCTGATATGTGTATATTAAGATGTGCTTCTGACACACAACAGGAGACACAAGAGGTAGCCAATCAGATCAGTGTAAAGATGCACAAACTATTTCCCGTGTCGTGGATGGCACTATGTAAAGGAAGAAACAATGAGTAAAGATGCAGGACTGATAGGCGTAGAACAAGTAGAAGAACACGAAGACGGTGGTGCAACTTACAAGTTTCACATGGATGCACATG